CTAACTTCAACAATATGATAGCTGATGCCTTAAAAGAAGCTGGGTGGAAGGAATAGTGACAAATGAACAATGGCGGCTGCGGCGTAGTAGCGTCGGGTGAGATATGATACTGGTTTACAAAAAAGGATATGAAGATTTACGAAAATCTGGTAGAGTGCTATGTTCGATTAGGTGCGCGGATCGAGCGAGATAAGTACGTTCGATATTACGCGCCAATCTGGACTCTGAAGAAACGCGGGATGTTCAAATACAAATGGGCAAGGGTGCTGTATTACAGATCGATGAATCGCTTTTGGATAATGTTGCAATTTCTTCGGTGGCGATTAGATTGGTTGGTTCCAGTCAATCGCGAGAAACTATTAGATCGATCGAGGGAGATTGAACGTAGGAAGCAAGTGATATGAAATTCGGCAGTCTATTTTTTGGTATTGAAGGAGCGACCATTACTACCCAGATCATAGAAGCGGGTAGAATCCCATCATGAAACGCGAAATAATCTGCGGTGACGCCTTAGAGGTATTGAAGAGACTCCCCGATCAATCTATTCATTGCTGTGTGACGAGTCCGCCGTATTGGAGCTTAAGGGACTACGGGGTTGAGGGGCAGGTAGGGTTGGAGGAGTCGCCTGAGAGGTACGTTGAGTCGATTGTGGATGTGTTCAGGGAAGTGAAGAGGGTATTAAGGGATGAGGGAACAGTTTGGCTGAATCTTGGGGATAGCTATGCTGGTAGTGGTAGAATGGGAAGTTTTGTCGATAGCAAAGCAAAAAAGGGTATGAAAATAATTAAAGACTATCATCGAAATAAACCAATTGAGGGGTTGAAGCCCAAAGATCTTTGTGGCATTCCCTGGCGAGTAGCCTTTGCGCTTCAAGCAGACGGGTGGTGGTTGAGGAGTGACATTATTTGGTCGAAGCCGAATCCTATGCCAGAGAGTGTGAGGGACAGACCGACGAAGGCTCACGAGTACATCTTTCTGTTAAGCAAGTCAAAAAAGTATTACTACGACTATGAGGCAATAGCAGAGAGGTCTGTATCTGCTGGCGAAACACGAGGAGGTGGAGTTAAGTATTCTAATAGAGAAGTAGACAATGGAATCGGAGGCCACCACAATCTCGACAAATACGGGGTAACGCTACAATTCCGCAACAAGCGTGATGTCTGGACGGTAGCGACAAAGCCATTCAAGGAAGCCCATTTTGCAGTCTTCCCTCCAGATTTGATTCGTCCGTGCGTGTTGGCTGGCTGTCCTCCAGGTGGAATAGTGCTTGATCCATTCTTTGGTGCTGGCACCACGGGGCTTGTGGCGAAGCAAGAGAGGCGGGGATATATCGGGATCGAGTTGAATCCTGAGTACGTAGAGATGGCGAGGGCGCGGATACGGCGGGAGTGTCCGATGGAGAGGTTGATATGAAATTCGGATCGTTATTTAGCGGGATCGGCGGATTTGATCTTGGTTTGGAAAGAGATGGGATGGAATGCGCAAAGGACCAATTTCAACAGCATGATAAACGATTCCTCAATTGATTAAGACTAAGGAATTTGCCAACACAGAAGAAGTTATATCTTCTTAGCCGCTCCTGTTTCCATCAAATCTCTCATCTCTTCCGTCATCCTGTCTATCGTTCTGCTGTCTGGCGAAATGATAAGACCATTTCCTATCCAATCCATGATAAGTTCATATGATTCATTCAAACGACATTGATGAAGATATTCTTCCATGCGAGTGGGTTTATTTCCTTTATGCCAGCGATTATTAGCCATTTTATTTCTTCTTGGTGGACGTTGCCACAACAGTATTAGTAACTGCGAATGTAATCAGCCCGCAGAATACAACCATAGTGATAACAGCAAATACGGCCCATACGCTTGATCGCTCAAGAATCTTCCATCCCAATACACAATTAGCGAGCCACATTGTTACTAGTGTAATTCCTCTCACAATTCCCTTGATTACGAAATCCTTAACTTTATCTGTCATCCTATCCCCCTTGTAATCTTTTTTTCAAAACATCCACAACGTACAACACCAATCTTCTTGCCGCCCTCAAAAATCCACCGAGATAACTTGGGTGTCTTCCCTCCAAATCCTCTACTTCATCTACTGCTGCATGTAAGTTATTTGCAATGCCGCTTAGATTGTCTATACAATCAGAACTCTTTTCTTTATTCAATCCGACCCCCTATATCCCCAGTCTCCCACACTCCCGGCGAATATATTTTACTCCATCGAAACCAACGACTTTTCTAAGGCGGCGCTCTAACGGACCTCGAACAAACAAAGATAATTCCTCGATATCGCCAAAACATAATTCAACTAGTAGCTCATTGGCAGATCTTGCTTGGGCCAACTCAATCAATTGAAATCTTAACGCGGGAACATCTCTGAGTTTTTCCCACAAATCATGGCCATGGCTATCCGCCATTCGTAATTAATCCTCCGTATGATCGAGTATGTCTTTAGCTTCTTCTAGCAACATGAGTTCCATAGCTCTCGGCAAGTAATCATTGGCTATCTCATAACCCTCATCGTCGTGGTCCCCCAAACAAGCGAGAACTTCTTCAAAGACAGCATGGCGCACTCCACACACGGGACAAACGCAATCTTCTAAAAGATCCATACGTTCTTCTCGTGTTAGTGGTTCCACTGTAATAATCACATCCTTCTATTTGTATAATGTCTATTATACCACATTCAGGCAATAAAGGCAAGCTAAAATGTTATTCTCCGCCAAATAGCTTTAACCAATCATCTGGGACACTATTTTGTATTCCCATGCGTCTAGTCTTGTTGTCAATCTGCTCAACTGACCGTCCGCGCCCAGTCAACAATGACCATATATCAGAACACTGTCTCGTTCCAAGAACAGGATGCCATCGCCGCAAAATCTCCTCTTCTTTCAGGGACCAACGAGGATAAGGATATGGTTCCATACTGCTTTCGGGAACGGACACAGTAATACCGGTCATAACTTCACAGCCTTTACTTTGTTCGATTTAAGGTTGACCAGATACACTTTCCAGCTAAACTCTCCGTCTTCTACATCAAAAACAACTACACCCCAATCAACAGTTCCTGACATAATCCGACCACCGTACTTAGTTGCCGCAGCCTGTAGAGCAGGCGTCGTCATAGCAACCCATCTAGCGCCGCCAACAACGCTATAATAATGAACATGACTGCGAATGATAACATCGGCTTTCGGCTGCTCCCCTTTTTCTGCCCATAAAACATTCCAAAGCCGATCACGGGCTATTGGCGTACCCCTTCCATGTGGAATAGAACTGCTTCCTATCTTATGTTTCATATCGAAAGTGACGCCATCTACCGTAAAGAATGGATGATCTTTAATCGTTGCTCCAAGATGATCGGCCAACATATCTTCATAATCATCTAGTTTTCCCACATGGTAGCTAGTACCACGACTCATAATTATCCTTGGCTTGCCCTTAAATTGAACTTGGCGGGCTACTTGTTCAGCGTTTTCAATCTGATTTAACCATGATGGATCAGCAAGTAACTCAGTCGATCCGCTCGCCTCTCCTCTCCCATCAATAACGTCTCCATTAATTGCATGGCAATCTACTGGCCCAATCTTCTCAAGGATATCACAGCGAGCGTTCCATAACTCACGCTGCATTCGCCCCCATTTCCCATTTGTACCACGTTCTGGCATCCAGAAATCAGGCGCATTTAATCCTGCACGATGATGTGAATGATAATCTGCCTCGATTAATATTCGTTGCATAACTCCCCCATTATTCAATGATCTCCAGGGCGTAGTCCTCAATTTTCTCTTGAGATGTCCCATTGACTTTGGCGACAAGCATCTTAATGTCAATAACAGCTTGAATGGCATCCGCCTCGTTGACATATGCGCAGGCGAACCAATCGTTATCCAACTCTGTAATTTCACCACGCACATACAAGAACCAATCAGACAATTCCGGACTCCCACAAGATGCAAGCTCTGTAACTACAGACCCGCCATCAGCCAGAACTCTATAATCCTCGCCAGTATTTCGTAGCGCCTCATCCTGCTCCAGCACTCGCCCAAACACAATATTATCTACCCGTTGAATTCCTAGCTTTAGTTTCATGCCTCCTCCCCTTTATCTCTCTATAATACTACATTTCGGATTCAAAGCCAAATCCAAGACATGCCGCTAGATCATACATGCATCTTGTTGGGTTCTTTTTTAGCATAGTTCCAGTGAATCTAAGAACTTTCCATCCTAATCGTGTAGCCGCGTTTATCTTGGCATAATCCCCGCTTTTTGAGTGATGCCCAACCACTACGTGCTTCTTAAGTTTTGGGGACCATCTAACCATGTGTGTTCCACCATCAATTTCTACAGCAACGTTACCAGAATCACCTAAAAGAAAGGCAAAATCGAAACGCCAATCACAGAGACCGGCAGCTTTAAGCCGGTTACGAACCCCTGGCCCTGTGCCTACATGTTCTGCGGCAAAATGATATTCGCGCTCATATGAAATAGGCGGTATCTTGTGAGATCTTACAAAAAGATCAAATATATTGATGAATAATATTTCAAGCTCGCTTTTACTCATCGTCCCCTTTTCTACATATATTTCCTCTTGATGTTCCTCTGTCGTATACGGATGCATCGTTATCACGAAATGCTTGAATTACTCCATTTAAACGATCCATAATTGCACATTCTTCATCGATATCTAGATCATAGAGGCATGATATCTCCTCAATTAAAACAGTCGCAAAATCTTGTAATACATCAGCTATTTGCTCCCTCATCACATCTCCTCGAAAAACCCTCTCGATGTTTCTCTGTCGTATGCGAACGCACTTCTCAAACGCACACAGCTCGTTAAGCTCTTCTTGTTCCACCTCACTCAGGGCACGTGATATAGCCGCATTCGTTGAACTCCTCGAACAACTTGATGTATTGCTCGTCACTCATGCTAGCACCTCATTCAATTGTGTCGCTACGCATTGAGCCGCGTATCGTCCTGAGCCATGCCGCCGCCGTACCGCGACCATGCCCAACACTGACCACTTTCTTATCGAACCCGACTTCGATGAGTGCTCGTCTCACTGCTGTCGTTTCCTGTCTTGGTGTCATCTTCACTCACTCCTTGCGTATCCCACTATACCTATCAAGCATCTAGGATGAAGTTTCAGCCGTCAATCTTCCCGCCACCAACTTAGCACCCTCAGCCATCCCTCTCTCATAAGGATCGCTTGAGTTCTCATCTCCAATACCATCAGTAAGCACCTCTAATTTTTTCAATGTTCCTTGATGTAACATATCAGCCACAATCTCAAGCTCTTCTACGGTCATGCCAAGAATGAGTGGTGTAAGCCGTCCTTTTCTCTGCTCAAGTTCAGTACACCATCTCGCCCACTGCTCGGCGCGTATCTCAACCGTTAAGTCGTATGCGTCTTCCATGCTTATCAATGCGTCAACCGCGTTCATGTTGCCTCCTTATCAAGCATCTAGAATGAAGTTTCAGCCGTCATCGACGCGAATCGTCCCGCCGATTATGGCCGCCCCATCTACTTGCTTCACCGCGCACTTACGGCAATCGCCTCGAATGTCTTGCCTTCCTTACGCAGCTCAAGCACCTCAAGCCATCGCTCGCGGACCTTCAATCTGCGCTTGCTGGTTTTCGATTCTCCGGGCATCCGCACTCCCTTATTGCTGCCTTTCCCCAGAATAAATCCGATTCCTTCTTGCGCTCGGGCGCGTCCCGACGATACGCCTCAATCAGAACATCGATTTCAGGCCAATCAGGATGCTGTAGTTCGATTTCCTTAACAAGATCGTAGACACGTGAAGAAACAACGATCACGTCACACCTCCTCAGCAAAGCACTTCCTGCCTCATACGATTCACCGCTATCTCGCAGTATCGCCTGCCTCTCGCGAGGCCCCAGCCCGTCGCCCTAGCCGTTAGATCTCTGTGCGGAGTTCTGGGCGGGTCATGATTCACCTCTCGTTTCTGATCTGATCGGTTCGTATGTCGATCAATTCGGACAGCAGCCTGTTCTTGGCAATGGCAATCCCGCGCCTTCGGTCGGCATTCTCGCCATTTCCAACGATCTCTGCTTCTCGTTTCGTCTCGAACACACGCTTGTATAGCTCTGTCAGCATTGCGTCCATCACTCCTCCCTTTTATCCACAACAACCTCAACCTTAGATGTATCAGTATGAACGGGATCGCCGTCATCGATAACGAATTGAGCGTTCATTCCAAATTGATCATCGGCATCTTCAAGAATATGTCTGTGAACTTTTAGTGACGCATTGCCACAATCACACACAGCTTCAATAGCGTCTCTGATATGTTCCTTTCCATTATTAGCATTTTTATACGGTTCCCATTCCTTATTGAAATCCATTTTGCTAAGATATGATACCTTCCGCATAAATAGAAGCATCTCGTTTCTATCCTTAATGCGCTTCATAATCTTAACAGCAGTCGGCGGAGACAAGAAAATAGCATCTTCAATGGCTTCTGCTTCGATAGCTAGAGTGATCGCTTTTTCTAGTGAGTTGCATAGACCAGTATCGACATAGAAATGCTTATCATCATCTTCATCATTCTGCATACCAGATAACATCGCCTTATGTGATGGATCTCCAAGCACCTTATAGTCTTTTTCAAGTCTCATCTGTGCTAGAATGGGAGCTATTTCCCAATCTGCTTGAATTCTTTTCTTAGCCCATTCGAGCACCATTTTCCTACGAGCATGTGCATCTGCAACAGCTTCATGATCGGGGCGAGTATAGAAGTAAAGTGATTCGTCTGGAGTGCGATGAGTAGTTGTATCGAAGCAAATTAACCCGCTCTCTCTATCTAGTGGGTCATAGTGATAAACTTTCCAAAGCATTTGTTGCAATAAGTCATGCTTCTCTCGTGAGGCAGGAATCATATTCCATGGGACTAATGCCCTCTCATTGCTTGCTGCTCCACGAGTGTAAAGTTCGTGAACTTCACCAGTTTCCACTGGGCCGCTAGAGAGCATACATTTATAATCAAAGAAATGGAGAATAACATCTCTTAGTGTCTCTCTTTCTTGCTCAAACCACCAGTTAATAAATGGTGTCGGATCATCATCATCAACCCATAATGGTTTCTCTGCTATTTTACCAGCAAACCAAACTCGAATCGGTTTAACGAAATAATCTTCGAGCGGCGCAGAAAGTTCCCCGTCTTTTTTAAGATGCGGGCCAACTGCAGTTCTACCATGGAATTCGATTATTGGAATCATTTTTCTCCTGCTCTATCTTGAGTTTTTGCTGGCATACGTCCAATCTTAGACAAAGATCTTCTATTAATGCTCCTACAGCATATATCCCAACATCAGATTGAAATGCCGCTAGCCAGTCCCTATGAAATTTCATAGATCGCTCCATTGCCTTTCGTTCCTCTACAAGAAGCAAAGAAGGAGCTAAAATCCTTGCTAGATTACCGCCCATTTTCCACCGCCTTGAGAGCGCAATAGCAGATTGTGTCGGGATCGGTGCGCATACCAATCCATGGAGATAGGGGTAGGTCATCACGCGCTTTGCGCACTTCATCTATAAATCGATCAATCAGATCCCTCTTCTCAATCTCATCCAGCACCAAAGCACATGCATTGCGGTCTGTGGTAAATTCTTTGTAATGACGCCAATGTTCCACTGTTGCTTCTTCGAGATTCTCACGCTTTTTGTAGTCCACAAGCGCGGCATCTGCCTCTTCCTTAGTATCGAAGAAACTGAAGCCGCTTTCACCCCCATCTGTTGACAATACCCAATCCTCAGAATCTAGCGCTATATCTGGGAAGTAACTCCAAACAGTTTCGTTCTTCTCATACTCGTCCATCATATCCCACTCAGCTTTGTTCATCTGAAGATCGCATCCAGCCTCTTCCTTGCAAGTTCCTCCAAGTCAATCCCAAAATCAGGCTCCTTCGCACGAGCCATAAATGCGCCGATATCTGAAGATGGCCCCAACTTCACGAGTTCCTCAAAGCACTCGCCGCAAATGTAGCCATACTCAGAGGAGTACATGCCACACAGTATGTTCTCGCAGCCCTTTCTGGAACATTCCATAACACCCATTTCACGCCTCCTTGAATTCCAGCAACCCAGCAAACTCCTTTAATGTGAATTCCTTTTCTACACCATTGAAAGAAACGCACATTCAGCTTTATTCATCTCGTCCCGCCTCTAAACTAGGCAGCCCCCTATACTGCCTAGTTTCTATTAACCCTTGTAGGCTTTGAACCGTATACGGGGCCACAACATGGTCCTCGATCTCAAAGATTGTTGGCATTGAAGTGAGAGAATCAGCCCATACAATCATCTCAAGCCACCCCCTCATATACGCACCGATCTCAATTCCAGTCTCATTGGCATAAGACTCAAGATCGGAATATTTGTAAAATACTTGCGGCCTACTTCTGCGTCCCTCACTATTAATATATTTCTTAGTCCACCCATATTTTTCTGCCGCATTATAGAATTCCCTCCCGCCAGTAAGTCCTAGAAGAATCTTGGCAGCATTTGAACTAACCCATTCATTTTTGCCTTCACCGGAATTTAGAACTTCTTGGGCTATGCCGAGTACTCGCGCCGTCATATTGCTTTAAGCCTCTCTTTTAATCTTTTCGCTTTTTCCTCAATCAGATTCTTTTCTTTGGTTATCTCGCCCAACCTGGCCATATCAGTTGTAACCCCATTGTTTCTAATAAAATCCTCTTCAACCACATAGGCATCCCATTGGGCGCGAAGCCTGTCTATCTGTCCTTGTATCTCTTCCTTGATCTCAACACTGGCATTACTTTTTCCGTTAGATATAGTCGGCCTACCATTGGATTCCCATTTGAGGGCAGCACGAAGATACCTCGGAAATTTCTCAATTCCAAATAATGTAGACGGTTGAATATATGATTCCATAGCATCGTTACCAGCCCATTCTTCAATCTTATGATCTATCACAAGCAACAGATCAGCTAATGTCGCGCCATCTGCCATTCTAGCTGGAGCAGGAGAGATACTCCTAAACTTACAGGCACCCTCAAGCCCAAGGCCGGTATTCAGATGATTAAGAATCGTTTCTTTAATTTCTTCGGCAGCCCTTCTTTTCTTCTCTATAACTGGGTCTTTAGTATTATGTCTTTTGTTTTTATTCTCTATATAAGTAATATATACTGATTCGAATTCTGAAGTACTGGGCCTTAAAACAGCAGGTATGCGTAGTTCTCGTCCTAATTTTCGTGGCCCAGAAAACACCCGTTTGATCCTGCAATTATTGAAGATTTGATTTGTAGCATGATCTATTGTATGTGTTGGGACACCAATCTTTTCTGCTAACTCATCATTAGTTGCAATACAAATGCCGTCAGCATCGGCAAGTTCAATAATCTTACCGGCAATGATTTTTTGCATCGGTGTTAGCCGTGCGTTTTTGAGAATACTTGGTGGAATAATTGACCACTCTGGTTTTGTAGACATATGGCAAGTATACACCATTGAGAACATTTTGTCAAGGATCTTGACTTTTACCGTAAGATCGGTTATACTTGTGATGTTTAGATGGCTGTTACGTGGAAAATTGCAGACACACAGGATATGGGGCGTTGGAAGTAAGATGGACAGTAGGGCTGTCAGCGCCTATCTGGGGAGAGATAAATGAAGGATAATATAATCACCATTAAAAAAAGCCACGCAAAAGTAATGCGATGCCCCGTGTGTTCTAATCAAAAACATACACAGGATAAGATTCATGGCAGAGGAAAACGAGTATTTAATCTTAGAGAAAATGATAACAAATCCGGATGGCGATGTAGCGTTTGCGGGAAAGAGATATGAGAATAACATCATCCGAAATTAGACAGTGGTTAACATGCCGCAAGAAATGGTGGTTCCGTTATAATCAACTACTTGTTCCTATAAAGAAACAAGATGCCCTTACTTTTGGCTCCCTTGTTCATAAAGCCCTTGAGGCTGCTTATACCGACAAAGATTGGTTGAAGGCTATTGACTTATTTGAGGGGTATCAAGATCCAGAGTTCGAAGCAGAGGAAGCATATCGCAAAGCAATGGCAGAGGCAATGGTTGAAGGATATTTAAATCAGGGATATTTAGAAAAACTTGGCCATGTTGTAGTCGCTTGCGAATATGAATTTAGCGTTCCGCTTATTACTCCTTGCGGAAGAAAGTGGCCCCGGTATATGTTTTCTGGTAAAATTGATCTGATCACAGAAGATGAGTATGACAACATATATCTGTGGGATTTCAAGACAGGGTCTAAAGGATTAGATTCTGAGTGGGCGCAGCTAGACTTACAGATGGAAAATTATTTATGGGCAATGTCTCAAGAACTTGACTTTCCTGTCCTGCATATTGTATACTCTCAGCTAAGGAAACCGACGATTAAGCCAAATGATGTTCCAATGCGTGATGAACTTGGCAGAAAGATCGTCATTGATACGCTACACGAAAGAGTGTGGATCAAAGATCAAGAAAAACCACGCCAAGTAGCGAGAAAAGAAATGGGAGAGGTTCTTCTAACAAGGCCAATGACATCAAAAGAATTCTACAAGAAGATATATGACGATATTGCAAAGCGGCCTGACTTTTATTATGAGAATGTGATTATAGTAAAAACGCAAAATGATTTAGATAAAGTCCAATCTAGATTATGGGAGATGGCTCACGATATAGGACATAGAGACATTGTGCGCAATCCTAGTAGTTGTCAAATCTATGGATGTGCTTACAGGGAACTATGTGTGAATGATAATACATTAAGTCGGAGGGCTAACTATGAGATAAGAGAAGCCCATGAAGAATTATTAGAGAAGGAGGGGGATTTTGACGAAGAAAGCACCTTGTTTGCCAACTGAAATGCATGTGCCAGAAACAGGATTTCCAGAGAATGCTTCGTGGTTAATTTTTGGCGCACCCAAAATTGGCAAAACAGACTTTGCCAGTCAATGGCCAAACACTCTTATCATTGAGCTGGAGCCGAATGGAGCAAGATATGTTGAGGGGGCGTATGTTGTTGGGCCAGAAGATTCTGATTTTCCCATTAAGAGCATTAATGACCTCCGGAAATTAGCCGCATTACTTACAAAAGAATACAATAGTGGCAAGAGACCATTTGACACCATTGCGATTGATGTAATCGATGTAGTTAATGAGTTTGCAGAAGCAGACACTAAGGCAGATTTAAACATAAGCGAAATGGGGCAAGCACCATTCGGTCAGGATTGGGGGACTTCTAGAACTACTGTACTATCTGTTATCAAAGGATTCTCGACATTGCCGGTATCGCTACTAATTCTTGCTCATTCCAAGTGGGCAATTGTAGACGATATTGTAGTCGGACATACAATTGATCTGCCAGGAAAGTTGGGCAGATTCGCCCAGGCAGCAGTAGAGAACATTATTTATATTGCGCAGAAAGAAGACGGAGAGCGAGAAATGATCTTCAAACCAGTTCCATCGGTTGAGGCTGGATCTCGTAATCCATTGTTAGCAAAAATTGGTAGTTGCAGTTACGGATATGCCGAGCTGGCGAAACTATTTGAAAAAACACAAGAGGAGGAATAAGATGGCTAAAGTGGGGGATTTGTTGTCTAATTGTATAGAGGCCGGTGTATACGAGTTGAATCTAGTGAGTCTTGACAGAAATACACCGAGTAAGGCCGGGGATGATATGCTTACTATCGTCTGGGAAGAGGGTTCAACGGGTGTCCAAATCTATGATCGCATGGTAGTAACAGAGAAGGTATTCTTCAAATTTGCGCAAGTGTATGTCGCTCTCGGAGGAGACCCGGATGATGATGCTGGATCAATTGAAGACTTTGCCAATGTATGCTATGATATGCTATTAGACAAGGGAGCTGTTCTAGCTAAAGTCGGTGTTAGAAAATGGGAGGGTGTTAATCGTAATGAAATTACACAATATCTGACAGAAGAAGCCGCCGAAACAGCAAGATTGAATGAGGAGAGCCCGTTCTAAAAGATGCCCTTAGCGATTGAGCATCATTGTTCTTTGACAAATCGAGCCAAATGTAATACTACAACACTCTGTTGGAGGCAACGGGAGTCGAACCCGTGAACGTAAGTTTATAGGACCTGGCCCGCAAACCTGCTGCCTCCCTCATCTACGAGAGCGGAAGGAATCGAACGTTCGTCGCGTAGGGTGGAAACCATACGCCGTCCGCACCGCTCTCGCTCTGGGGACTGACTACTAGCTACTATGCATGGGTCAGTCCCCTACTCTTCTATATCTTGGCTGGCCCTCCATTCGACCAGACTCCAAACGCTCTTCTTGCCGTGTTTGTCTGAGAAGAATATCCGGCAATGATTGCCCCCCAAGTATCCCCCCAAGTATCCCCCCAAGTATCCCCCCAAGTATCCCCTTGTCTTTGCAGTCTAACTGTGGTATAATAAGATAATTTGATGCAACGAGAGGAGTAGCTATGGAAGGACAAAGTTACATGAGTAAGTTAACGTTGGAAATTAATGATCCATACGGTGCCCCACGTCGCTATACAATTGAGATAGGAAATTGGGATGTTACAGCAGAGCAGCTAATAGAAGAAATGCTAAAGCCTCTTCTATTTGTTGCTGGATACGCACCAGAAACAGTAAAAGAGATATTCAATGATTAAACTTCGCGGTGCTAGATTCTTAGTGTTGAAAGATGAAGAACAAGATAGAGTTTATGGTGGCGGGATCATTGTTCGCAAAGGCGTAGTCTATGATCGTCTTATTCCGGCTACTGTCATTGGAGTTGGCCCATTATGCACTAGATATAATGTAAGAGTTAAGGACCGTATTCTTGTTGGGGCATACGTTGGCACACAGATTATGATAGACGATGTTGAGCATTGGATAATTAGAGAGCATGATGCTGTAGCGAAAATTTTGGAGGAGTGAGTGGCAACAAAAGAAGAAATGATGGCCGCATTTGAAGTTGTCTTTGGGACTAAATTAGCCCCTAGGATGTACTCAGCGTGGCTTAAAAATAAGCAGTCAAATAGAATGGAATTGAATGGGGAAGATGGCGGCGAAGAAAAATAAAAAACCCTGCGATACCCCTTCGGCGCAGAAGAAACATAAGAATTGGCGCAGATGCAAGTGGCAATTTGGCTCTATTTGTCTTGGGTATATTGATGAGAAAGCGCTAGAGAAAAATTACGCAATGTATCTTGATAGATCTCAGGTAACAGATGAAATGTGCAAGGCAAGATTCTTACCAGTAGACGATGCTATAGTATCGGGCGAACAACATTACTGTAGGCGTCCAGCAGCTTTTGTAGAGATTCAAACAGCTAAGAAGATTAAACGGGTAAGAAAGGAAACCGGAGAGGTTATCAGTTATCACGAAAATCTGTTTGGTGAACGAATTGATGAGTTAGGGTTAGTAGCAAGGTCAGCAGATAAACAGCATTAGAAGAAAACTAGAGACTATTATCTTCCACAATACAAAACGCGGCGGGCCGCATTTAAGGGCCTCGCCGCGTCCCGGAGGGGTTACAGGCTTTCACCTGCAAGAGGATTTATATCTTCTAGTTACAGCCTCCACCATTATACACATTTACTGTGTTGGTAGAAACCGCCCAACATCCTAATTGATTTTCAACGTGCATCTCGATTATTGCCACAGCAGTTTTCTCAGCTTCGGGATAATCATCCCATGGATCTACATCGGGGCATGTACCTCTGGGCGCGTAATTCGATGGTATCCATATCCCATCTATTGTGGGTACTGGATATTGATCTGGAAAGACCTTATACGCAGATCCAACATGCCAACTAATAAGAGATAGCGGATATTCTTCAGATCCATCTCCAAAAACTACTAATTCGCTATCGTCAGGATATCTGATAGTAATTTTCCACGAGTAAATAAATACCTCTCCATATCGGGGCCATGCACCATAGTTTTCTGCTGTTCCGCCACCAGTACATCCATGCTGTTGCCTGCGTCCATCTACGATGGCAATGCCTCTCTTTTGAGTGTAGCTGCCTGAGACAAACGGAGGATATACTTTAGGTGGATTATTCCTTACGGTGACTGTGAGAGTGGCAATCTTTGTTTTGTCTTTTATAAGAATTTTGGCAACGATTTGATACTCTCCAACTTTTACGTAAAGATGATTGTTTGAGACTCCTGTTTCTCCATCTCCGTAATCGATGGATTGGATAATCCCATTCGATGCGAATGTAACCATTAACCCACCATCAGATAGTGACGGAACGCCAGATTGCGGATTCGCATATAACTCAGCTGGAGCAGAAAATATGCATCCAGTAGTTGTGGATAGCATACCCCCGAACATAGTCAAAAGCAACACTATCCTTAAAACGCTTTTGATGCTCATATTCTCCCCCTATGCCTTATTTTTTTTCAGGTCAAGCCATCCAAGTAAGAATTTTTGGGCTACGTTGCCTAAAATGTATACAACACCAAGAATAAGGATAACCCAACTAGGGAATGACTCAATCATATTCTCGCCAGCTACGGCAGCAGTAACTGTTCCGACAAGGGCTAGGAATTTCCTCGATAATAGTTTCTCTACAATAGTCTTTAACATATCCAGTCCTCCTGATTCCTCCCCCGACCGAAGTCGGGAGAGGATTTTTTGCAATTTAGAGACTTTCAACTGTCTTTATGAACCAGGGCATTTCTATGTAGAAGCCAACGCCCCATGTTAGAGTTACAGTGAAGGAATCGTCTAGCAGCAAGCCAAGATTTCCATTCAGCCTAACATCCCAATTTGTCTCGAATAATGGGCCAAGATCTACAGACCCATCAATGCCAAGATCAATGCCGTCGAGTTGCCATGCAACAGGCCACGGACCAATCGGCTCGAATAAGAAATCAACACCTGCCTCAACTTCAATTGCATCCTTATCAATTGTGGTGGAAAATCCGACCACGATAGATGGAGTCTGAGTATCAACATCGCTAAATGTTGCTTTAACAGAAAAGACATCGAAGTTTGCGCCCGTGTAAATATCAAGGAAGCCAGCTTCGCTATAGTTAACACCAAAAAACGGGCCAGCAAATACAGCCGCGCTAAACATCAGCACCACTGCCATCATAAAACCGAGTACTTTCTTCATTTGTTTTCTCCTTTTGTTGCCCTTTGTATAGGGCATTACGCTGACTTGAGCCAGCTAATCTGATCTACAATTATACACTATTTTGTAGATCAGATCAAGAAATTCTATTCAATGATTATGCGGCGACGGAGGAAATGTTGCAAGACGCAAGCGTGATACCTATGCTATACCCCTAAGATTCCCTCAAATTCTCTTGCGTGTGGCCTGGTGCCGCATACCACCTATTCCAATCCAAGAGCCCTCTCAATTAGTTGAATCCTCTCAAGCAATCCAGGCATCGTTTCATTCGTCGCTGGACCACGGGCTTTCAATGCAGCCATGGCAGTAGACGGCAACTTCTCTTTCTCTTCTGGCGTGTACTGCTTGAGATCAGATAATTTGCCGCACAGTTCGTCATCGGCATAAAGATATTTCGTAACCTGTTCCGGCACTTCGACATATTCAAGAATCTCCATCTTGTGATTCGACGGACGAAACGCCCCGCGCCCGATCAGATGCAGATCTCCTGCCTTGTGGCCACTGTAATCCTTGCTATAAACCAATACCCACATAGTGCCTCCTATGCCTCGATGAAGCTCGCATCACTTGCCGCTGCAGGATCAGCATTAGTTGTGCAATTTACGAACGTCTGCCCCAAACCGTTGCCGACAACCGAGTTGTTGTGTGCGTAGATCCCTTTGTTCCAATCGACGAAGGTTATATTGCCGGCAGAGGTGTAAATTGCTGCACTATAATTCGCCTCAAGCCCGGTATCTGTGCCAGCGTTTCCTGCGATGACGCACATCGCGTTTTCGCCAGAGCTAGCCAATTCTAACGCTGCTTGGTATTGTCCCAGGATACCAATGCCATCTGCACGTACCCATGTGCCTCTGATATTCATGCTTCCGCCACTTTGGAATATGCCATTGTCTGTAGTGCTTCCGTCGATCAAACCAGCAGTCACCCTCCAATTGAATCCGTAATAGTTGAGAATCTGCCATCCAGTCGCACCAGTGATGTACAAGCCAGTGAGTTTTACATTATCGATTCGAGATGCTGTAAAACAACCACTTACAGCCGCATTCCCATCGATCTTAGTCGCTGATAATACATAAACGCTTGTTGCGTCTGGATTTGTGGTCCAATTCACGCTTACGGTCAATTTTGTTGCTGTCGTATCTGAGATCGTGCGAACTTGCCCCGCACCTGTCCCTTTAATGATGGCAACCCATCCGCCGTTCCATTCATCTACATCCCAGGATTTAGAAGTATCATCTAGTTCGTTATTCCCACCGCCGGCGTCAGCCGTCCCACGATCATAGAGAAGGTTGTCTGAAGTGTCTTTAGCGGTGAAGGTAAGCGATCCAAAGATCGCCAATCCCGCTAGATCAATCGCGCTAGTCAAAGTAAATGTTCCCGCACCAATAGCAATCGCACAGTCATGAGCGATATAAGGATAACATTTAAGATAGTGGGCAACGGCTTTGTTCACTGTAAGATAAGGATTACCGCTTGATCCATCGCCGGTCGAGTCATTTCCACCTGTATCGACGTAGATCGTAATGGCCTCAGACGTTTTCATGGGAACGCCAGCAGAACCGAGGTTAGAAAACTTGACAGACTTCTTGTTGTTTGAGTCCTCTGAATCTTCGATCAGGAATTCATCAGCGCCAACAGGAGATGTCTTCTCGGTTATCGCAACGATCTCTCCAGCAGTGTCATCATGAATAGCGGTTGTATCAGAGCCAGCGCCAGCGGCTGACCAGTCAACCCATGATCCATCATAGTAACCTTGGATAGTAGATGTTGTTTTATTATAAATTAATGTTCCATCAATTGCTGGTAATGCGTCTCTCTGAGTAGTAGTTACGGAACCCAAACGTAAATAAGAATTATTGCCGCCTTTAATGGTGATGTAGTCTACATTCCAGAGACCCATCGGGTGTTCCATGAACATATTATTTATCCTTTATTCTATTATATGGCCTATTATTACTGTTCTTAGGATAATAAAGACAGCCATCGCCAATATACCATTGTCTCATAATAATCGGATTAAACACTAAACTCTCTTGGACTATTTTTATTTCATTTACCACTCGTGCCGGATAAAGAACTCAGGCTGGAATACATAATGCCCCGGATGATTCGTTCTTATCTGATTGAATACCGCTACGCCGATCCACCATTCATTACCGACCATAAGTTGTAGTTGTGGTCTGAATTCGAGAATGTAGAACGGCAAGTCTCTTAATGGCCGTGGCTCGATGAATGTAAACTGTCCTACTTCCCACATTAAGGAGAACTCTATGCCATCGCAAATCTTTTCATGAAATCCTCGGACACCAAAGTATGGCACACGCTCATCCGGTTGAATGAATGCAGTAAAACTGCTTGCTGAGGCTCCGATACCAAACAATACCAACATTGCTGCTATTAGAATCATCCTTTTCATTCTATATCTCCTTGAAATTCACTGATTATGCGAAGTATCCGAGAATATTAACATAGCACGAATTATTTACATCTGAATCCCAATCATAACGGCCAGTAGTCCCTGTCAGAACCCACACCCACTGAACCTCTTGTATATCATCAACTCGTGTCCCGAAAGCGCCCGGCCAATCATGACAATTAGGATCTTGTTCCCCGCTCTCATCTGATGGCCTGAAGCGAACGTTCATAGAACCTGATCCATTATTCTCAATTCTCAATAACAATAAGGCCCGACGACTACCAACTTGTTCGGAGGCGTCTACTTCTTCCCATGATGTAGGTGCGTTTCCATTATATATCCGATAATTGATATATTTGAACGTGCCTATCACGGCATCTTCGTTATTGATTCCAGGCTCTAAGTAGATATCGTCGCCACTTGATATTGTTAGAATTGAGTTGTATCCGTTATTTGTCAGAACTACTCCTGTCTCATCAAGGGTTAAGCTTGCTCGTCCAGTACCTTCTGACAGATACAAATTACCGGCGTTAATGAGAATGTGAGGAGATGCTACATTCTTTGTGTTCGAGAAATACAGGCCATTGATTCCTTTGCACGCTTGCCGTGTTCCGACCGCCGAAAAGTCAACATCCCCATCAATGTAAATCTCATTCGTCCTCACTGCATTCGCTGCAATTTGACCATAAGTCACATTCACGCCACTCACATAACCCCACGGGACACTTGATCCAGACACATTCGCAATGATCTTGCCACGCACGGTTACGTCATTGAACTCGGCATCGCCGTCTCCGTCGATTTTGAATCCTGCCGACCCCGCCGAGTAATTAGACGATTTGAGATAGCCTGATCCCCCAATCGTCAGGCTAGCCGTATTCGTTGCAGCGGTGATCTTGTCAAAAGACAGGTCCTTGATCTTTGCACTTGTTACTGCAAGATTGTCAATCTGTGCTGTCCCCACAACATTGAGAACAGCAAGAGCCCCAGCATCAGACAGATTCGCAATTCCTGAACCACTGGAGATTGTGACTGCGCCAGTGATCGTTGCGCTCGTCGCCACCAAAGCCCCCGCTGCGCTGACAGTAAATACATTATTGCCAATTCCAATTCCGTCTGTGCCAATATGAATACCGGCATTTGTATCATTATAAGCTGTCTTTGATCCTGTGTAGAGATGAGTGGCTAGCGTGAATCCGCCAATAGCTCCTGATGTTGCTGTGATTGCGCCAGAGAGAGTTGCGCTTGTCGCTATAAGGTTTCCCTCATCGTCAAGTTCGGTATTAGCCGCCTTCCATGTTATCTTTGTTCCATCATATTTAAAGAAGGCGTCTGCTCCATCGCCTATATATCCACGGGGATTTCCGCCATTATATTCAAATTGGCATCCATCGCTTTGCCATCCAGGCACTCCGATATGAAGATAACTTGATGCGTAGAAGTGATCACCCCTAACTTCTCCTGTCGAAACGACTCTGCTCGCTATTACGGTTCCATCGAAGTTTGAATTGTCGGTTTCATTCGGTTGATATCCAGCTCCGGAATTATTGCTGACTGTTCCAGATGTGACAGTGCCATCTTCTCCAAGAACAACTAACCCATATTCATATAACCATTCGGTGTTAAGTCCCTTATGAATAAAACTGCCGCCAGAGCCAGTATAAATAAGATCTCCATCAGCAACAGGATCTCCAGTAAGAGCCCCTGATCCAGCCCCACCATCATTGTTGGCGTATAACTTCCAACCAGCCCATCTTTCCCAAGTAGGTTTCGGCACATTGAAGATGATCCCAATATTGCCATAACCAGTAAGAATGCTATCGAAGTTATCTGTATAGTCATCAATCGATACAGGCACCCCAGAGGCCACGATTGGGGTTGCATTGACCTCATTGGACCCAGCTGACTCATTACCCCACTTGTCTACACAAGTTGCTTTAAAATAGTGCTGAGCCGATGTGGGGTGGGTTTTCTTAGTAGCGGAGATAGAATAAACACCGGCATATGTCGCGTTGTTAGTTACATCAATGGCATCTGTTGTGTCATAATAGATATTATATTCTAAGATATCGGTAATCGCAGTGCCGTCAGTATTCGTAGTCGGGGCAGTTATTGTAAGATCAATAGCTTGGTCGGCAGCAGTAGCAGCAAGAGTTGGCGGTGATGGAATGGTGGGATCAGTTGCAATAGTAAGAATTTGCTGGGCAGACCAATCAGTAAATCCAGTATGCTCAATTCTCACAACTTCATTTGCTTTAGTAAATAACGCTCTGTCGGTCATTCTACCCCGCAGTCTGTTTTACGGACTCTATCGAGATGTTGGTTATAGCATAAGAACTATCTAAGTTTTCCAGCTTTACTTTGCATCCCTTTGGGGATACGTTGAGTGGCGGAGATGTTCTAACCTCAGGATTCCCTGCATCGTTCACATCTATTTGCCAATACCAGTCATCCCAGGCTACTGTATCTATTGTAGACCCATCATAATTCGGCCACAATGTTAATCTAGCGCCATCAGTTGCAGATGCATCGAATGTTAACGTAACTGTAACAACCCAAGACATTGCTTTAGTTAAATCAACATTACTGCTAGCAACAGTCGTGGCCGACGCAGCAAGACTTGCATCTGTTAATATATTTTCTCCTGATGCTTTAAGTAATGCCATATTATCTCTCTTCTCCTTTGAGTCTGAATCTGTGTAAATATACCAATGTTTTTCCCGGTGGCAATCCCATTATTGTTAGATCTGGCGATGTTGTTATCTCTTTTCTCCAACGATCTTCCCCTCTAATTGCATACATCCATTCAATCAGATCATATTGGATATTAGGCGGCACCGGAATGGTTAGTACGGTTTCTGTATTAGCGTTACCTTGCTCGTCTACGCCCCATTCGCTCCTGCCGGTTCCATCAACGATGTCCGGTGGTAATTCATATTGATGGCCACTTTCTCCAGTCATTGACAAGAATCCAATACGAGAACCAGTAATGCGATCTCTAATACCAGTTACAGTCATTGAAAAGCCTTGCCGAGTAGTCGTTCCACCGCCACACTTTATGTTGAATTGGATATCAGTAACGCCCATCTTATCAGTGCCGGTAAACATCTGGGCATTAACCATTCCTAATAAATCATTAGGCTCAATATGATAAGCTAGTTGAGTCGTGAATTTATCTGTGCCGGGAACATCTTTTAATGCATTTAAAGCAACCCCGGCTAAATCCCAAGCCTCTTCATAGGTATCAATAAATGGGACATCTGATTGGCCAATTTGCATATCTCTAATTCCATAAAGATCTATTGAGGCTCTGTCGTCTCGATGGATTGTCATCTCTTCTTTGGTGTCTCTGTCTACATATTTAACATACACAGAGTTTCTTATCGTATCGTCAGAAATAGTGATCGATTCATTGGCAATTTCGTCAGTCCCAGCGTCGAATGTATCATCTGCAGACGTATTAGATTGATCAATTTCGAGCAAACAAAGATGAAATCCCTCACCAGAAGTTGTAATAATATTGCCTTCACTATCTTTAGTTGAGGTATCTCCATCTGGAAGATAACGATATCTCAATTCAAATCCCATGTCATCATTAGCAGCACAGGCTATAACTTTATTGATAGCATCCCAACAAGACATATTGCCGATTTTCATCGGGTAGACAACAAGATTACAATTAGTATATGCAGATGAATCTACATGAAGTTTCTTATAATCAGGAGATGATGTATCTGTTGTAAAGCAATCATTTAGGATGCTCTGAATAATAGCAACAGCGGCAGTCCCATCCTCATCTCCGTAGACGTATTCTCCAATTATGAAATGTTGTTGAAGTCTTTTAGCTTGATCTCTAAATTGTACAGTTAGAGAGCGATTATTTGGCGCATAACTTGGAGTTATTTCATCTCCAAGAACACCGTGAAAAACCAGTTTGAGATTGTCGGCGGCATCTGAGCCTAGTGTATCAACACCAACATAAATCTTGATATCGCTATTTGGCCAAAGTAACGGACTATAAGCAGTATCTACGGTATTGTATGTAGAACCTTCAACCAGTGGATTAAGGGCAGATGTAGTGGCATAGACCGTATATTCGTCCTTGAAAGTAACGCTACCATCAGCAACTCGATGGTCGGCAGATAGATTCCATGTAGCACTTAGAACACGAGAAGATACATTAGTTGTATTCCCAGCCTTGATAATCTCTATCTTGGCAGCTTCAGATCTTTGTGGGGTATGTAGAAGTGTGAGTTCTCCACCTGTGGTTGCTCTCATTTATGCCTTGCCTTCTGCGGCTAATGTCCCATATCTATTTCCGCTTGCTCTACGATTAGCTTTCCACGTCATGCTATTGAATTCACGCTTGAAAGATTCTGGGTCGGTTACGTTGGGGAGGATGAAGGTGTTGCCAGTTACGTAGGTATCTCTGCTACCGTAACTTTGCTGTTGCGCCGGGGTTAAAACTTGTTCTCCGGGCATGGCTCTAATGAGAACTTCTTGCCCTGGTATACCTTGTACTATTCCGCCGTTATGAAAAACCCCAAGCCTATCTAATATATAAGTTAGTAATGCGCCGCCCGCTGCACCGGCTAGTGCTCCTACAGGAACACGAACTGGCCCAATAAGACCTGCTGCCAATGCGCCAACAAGCGCTCCAGTTGATATTGCAAGGGCATATATGATGCCTTTCTTCATCCCATCAATAGCTTTGGTAATATTATCGATTGCATTTGTGACTGAAGTAAAATCAAGCATTTGCCCAATAGCATTAATCCATCTATTAATTTCAGCTTTTAATTGTTCCCACGTTGGCAGATTATTGATTAGCCAGTTTCTGGCAACATAGATTGCTTCTATTATTTTGTCAAGCCAACCAAGAAGATTTGTAATCCATCCAGGGCCTTCTCTTATAATCCAGTCTATTCCAGCCTGAATTTTTAAGATCATATTGTCTAGCGTGAGGCCATTGCGCTCTAAGAAATCACCTATGCTGCGCAGAATAGAATCAGCCGCGCCCATAATTGCTGGGAGCCTTCCAGTTATCCAAGACCAAAGATCGCTAGCTTTATCGCGTACTGCAGTTAGAATGTCCGTCCAGCTTGAAATCCCGAATCCTTCAAGGAGATTGATGATTGCCTCTCCGAGTGCTTCTCCGAATGGTGCGGCCCATGCTGGAATTTTTACTTCTTTATCTTCGCCAATAACTCTTTGCCCTTCTGCCGCAACATCCCAAGCCGCCCTAAGAGTTTTAAAGCCTGCTGGAATATTAAGAGATCCCATAGCTCCTTGTTCGCTATCAGCTCCTGGCATTCCAAGGATTTCACGAACATAACGAATTGCTGCAACCAATGGCCACAAGAACTCTCCGAGTAAATTTGAAATAGATTTCCAAACATTGCTAGATTCTTTTTGCAATTCACCGTAGGCATCGCTTTGGCTAATAAGGTTTTTAAATGCAGATACTACGCCATCGATAACATTGATTAACATAGTCAGTCCGGCACTTATTAAATCTTGTCCTTCTTTGCCGATCATCTGGATTGCGCCAACAAATGAATTTAAAATTGTTTTGGCCAAAGTGCCAAAGAATCCAGACCCAAAAAGACCTCCTAATAAGTCTGCCGCAGATTTGAATGCTTGGATATAGACATTGAGAATTTCTTTTAATTCGGTAAGGCGTTCTTCTAGGGCAGTAGTGATGGTGTTAATGATTGTAACTAATAAAGAAAGCCCTGCATTTAACATGTCTCCGGATGCTGCATAGTTTGCTGCTTTAGCTAATCCGGCGACAAGATTTTTGATTCCTTCTGGGAGTATTTCAAATAGAGCAGTTGATAGTTCTTGAATATTTTCTGGTGCGAATTTAAGGAAGAATCCTTTAATTTTTGCCGCAACTTCAGTATCAAATAAACTAAGTATCTTATTGCCTAAATTCTTAAACTCGAAATTTTCAATCCAATCTTTCCAATTAATATCTCGTGGTGTTATCCCTTCTGCGGCAGCTCTCAAATTGATTAATGTTACTTCTGCTTCTTCAGTGGCCATTCCAAAGAACTTAAGATCTTCTATCAACTGCTCTTGTTCTGAGATGAGTTCTCTGGCTAGTTCGGCGCGAGTCTCTAAATTAAGACCATCTATTCCTTCGCGCAATTGATCCATTGAATAGATGACAGTTGGAGAGAAGAATTCTTCTAGTTGTTTGGCGACCGTTTCAGACACATAGCCGAGATCAACCATTTGAGTAACGGCAGACATTAAATCGCCCCGCATTCCAGAGATCAATCCAAGAACTTCAGATGCGTCTATTTCTAAGCCAGCACCAGCGGCTATTAGCTCGTCTTTCCTGGCTGCAATAACGTTGATGGCTTCAGCAGCACCCATCCAATCTCCACCAGTAATGGCATCGAGGATTGGATCTGCGAATTGCTGGCGGAAAGCTTCTTGGGCCAGAGATAACGCTTTGGCTGCTTCTGTAGCGGCTTCTCTAGATGCCTTATCAGCAGCGGCTTTTGCTTTATCTAGTTCTGCTTGAATCTCTTCCGGCGTCTTGCCGATCATAGTTGCAAGTTTAGCTAATTCTGCTTCTATACCGCTGGCTGCAACAAGATCACCAATTCGGTATGCCCCAGTTCTAGCGCCCTCAAGCACGGATCGGATAGACTCTACAGATTGACCAGCCAACAGCATATCTTGAATGCTTAATTCTCCGCTCCCTGCCTTTGCAATTATATCAGCAACGGCTTGAACCGCCTCTTCGGCAGTAGCATATTGAAGTCCTGCTATAAATTGCTGGAATGCAGAGTTTGCCTGGCTAAGTGCTGGAATGAGTTCAATGATAGTATCTATAAGATATTGGAATCCAACTTCAACGCCATCTACATTCTTTGTGAGGAGAATAGATGCACCAGTCAACATCTCGTATATCTTGATTAATGCATCAAGGGCTGTTGCTTGTTCGTATGATCCCTCTGCGGCATTGTTGAATGTGTCAATTAGATATTGGACTTGTATATCTAGTGACGGAACCGCTTCTTCAAAAAGAGTCTCTAGCCATGTAACTAACGCCTGCATTGCAGGAACAGCTTCATCTTGAGCCAAAGTGGCAACTTTAAGTGTTTCTGTCCATGTTTCTAATCCGGCTTCAAGTTCGCTATAAATTTGAGTTGCACGGTCAATCGTTGGAGATCCAGTTTGTAATTCTTCAATTAGTTTTTGATATTCGGTAGCGGCACGGGCTGTTTCACCGCTAAATGTTTTAAGCGGAGCCATCAATTTGCTGAACGGGATTTCTTCGGCCGGTGGGAAGGAAATCAATGAACCAATATCTGCAAGATGTTGAATTTCGTCTGAAATAGAGCCGAATGCTCCAGTAGCAGTTGTTTCAACTTCAGAAAACGATGCTTGTAAGTTATCTAATGAGTCAGAAAATCCTTCAACATAAGCAGATGTTTCTCCTAGGTCTCTTATGGCTGCTGCAAAATTACGTAGGCCAATATCAGTATATTCCTCAAGAATACGGAACCCGCTTAAACCGGCTTGATTAAATTCTTCACTGGTCTCATAGAATCTAAGCAAAGCTGTCCGCATATTTTCTATCGAATCTTCTGTCTTCGCAAAGTCAGGATCTAGAGCGGCCATCTGTCCGGCAAGCCCTTCAAACCCTTTCCCAGGCGCAATCAATTCTGGCAATAGGTCAATGTTTAATCTGATTATTCTTTCTGCTTGAGCTACGCTTTCTGCTTCTATTGCGGCTGCTTTTCTAATTTCATGAATAATATATATTGTGAATGCTGCAGTTGCCATAACTCCAAGGCCAATAACTCCGCCAGCAACAGCTCCAATGCCTAATATGCTCCCTAGGATTGCCCCTCCTATGGCAGCCCCAAATACACTTTCGAGCGAACTCTTTAGAGCAAGTTTGGCTTCATCTTCGCCAGATGTTTCAAGCACAAGCTTAAAGTCAATGAGTCCTTTAACTGTTGCCGCAACACCACCAATGCCGAGTGCGCCAAGACCGAACCCCGCGAGCATAGAACCAGCACCAAGCCCATATGCCATTGCCCCAATTTTAGCTCCAATATTGGCAGCCCCAGCAGCACCCGTCGTTAGAGTTGTTAGAAGCATTTTGTTCACTGCAATTAGTGCTTTATAGAGTCCCCAAAATGCAACAGTTAATATGCTAATGCCAGATACTATAGCAAGAAATATTCCTCCGCCCATTTCGTTAAATACACTCATTACATGTGCTAATAGTTGTGAAATAATACTTAAAACTGTTAACAATGCCTTCAATGCAGGTATAAAGACTCTGCCAATCGTAACGCCTGCGTCTTGTATGGATGTTTTCAGAACCCCAAGTTGATATGCCCATGATTCAGCCTGTTTGTTAAAGGCTTCTGTCGCTGTGCCTGCAGCGTTAGCCATTCGCGCGAGGTCTTTTCTGTATTCACCGGCAGCTGTGGTTGCAAGAGGAAGAACAGCAGTAACGGCACGAACGTTGGTGAACAAGTTCTCCATCTTCAGGGCATTCGCGTCCGCGTATTTTCCAATTGACTGAATAGCATTAGCGAATCCTAGCGCTTCAATGAGGGCGCGGCCAGAATCAAACCCTAGTCCTCTAATAACTTCTGCTAGTTCTGCGCCGGGTCTAAGTGTTTGCATGAGAGTTTGGCGCAAACTCGTGATCGCCCAGTCCGTGGCAATTCCTTGTCTTGTAAGGGTGGCAATAGCAGCAGTCATTTCTGATATTGCTGCTCCGGCTGGAGCCGCCACGCCCGCGAGGCGGCCAAATTGATGCGCCAGCTCAGACATAGTTGTATTGTGTGCTATTATATCAGAAGCAATGAAGTTCTGATATTCTGGCACAACTAAGTCATAGACATGCGCGGCATCAAGTTCTTCTATTTTTACTATTTTATCATATATATACTGCGATTCGATATCAATAGACTCAGAGAATATTCCAGGGCCTCTTCTTTTGCCATTAATAATCAAAGATATGCATTGCTGTGATAATCCATATTTTTTTGCAATTTCTTCTTGTGTGTAATCGCCAGAAGTATAGATTGCACAAATCTCTTGAACTACATCAGAAGATACTTTAGAATTTGCATGATCCCGTCTTTCTTCAAATGGCCTATTAGCGGCTTCTTTTGCAAACTCTCTATCTATTCCTATAAACTTTAGGAATCTTCGTATATCTTTACTTTTATTACATTCCCAAACCCAATATTTGTTATCGTTTTCTTTTATTAGACTGTTGATTATTTTTTCAGAATATTCTCTTTCTCTAACTCTGCCAACGATACCAAACTTAAGCATAAGATGATTAATTTGTCTTACAAGCGTTTCTGACTTTGACCCGTATCCTAATTTGTGGTTATATCCCCTGCCATTGTCTTCTCCTCTACATAGCCAACCATCCCCATTAAATAGCCAATGTAGAAGTTCCGCTACTGATTCTTTATCCCAAGTAAATACTTCTTCGGGAATGTGTTTATCTATCGAAACGTCGCGGTCTATTTTATGTTTGCGTAAAAAATTCATACATTTGTTCTTGTTTTTAGCGCCGTCCCCAACAATGCGTAAATGTGCGCAAGATTTGTTATTTACAACATTTATTGAGCATCCGAAATACTCAGCCCATTTTGATACTGCGCTATGATATTTTATAGATGACACTTCAGGCATTTTACTTTTTCCAGTTCCTTCGGCAATCCAGAATCCAAGGAACCCGGCTTCTTCTTTCGGCACATGTTTTATCCCAAAGAAAGGCAAATGTGTTGGTACGGCAATTTTGTCGCCAACAGAAAGCTTGCTTACTTTTTTCCATCCATCTTCTGTTAAATATGGATGAGTCCAGGTAGTTTTGATTTCTCGACCAAGGCGTGTTGTTAATTTTACAATTGGTTTTACACCCTGATCAACCCATTCAGCATTGACCGGAACAAACTTCTTTCCGTCGAATGCAACTACTTGTGCGCCGTCGCTGAGATTTTCTATCTTCTCTAGTCGCCCGTCACTCAAAAGTACAAGAGAACTACCTTCTAAGCACTTCCCATACTTGATCGTAGTGAAAAGCAAGTCATTTACATATGCTGTTTCAGCCGCTTCCATTCTCCAGGCATTGAGAACAGTCGTCATCATATCTGCTACATTGAATACATCAGAAAGTCCGGCGACAGCGCCCTTTATACTTTCTTCTAATATAAGAAAGGCATCTTTAGCATAAAACGTGGCGCTATAAATCTGGTACATGGCGCGAGATGCTTCAACGCCAGTAACATTGAATTGGCGAGCCAAATCTCTTATCTGACTGCCAAGAGCAACTAGCGCGCTCTTGTTCATATCCGTTAGAGTCCAGAGATTGTGTAATGCCTCTCCAAATTCTATGGCAGAGCGAGTGGCGTTACCAATTGCTTGCTTAAGTTCCTGGAATATTTTAACTAGACCTAAAATGGGCATTAATTGTTTAAATGTGCGCCACAAACCAGAGAAAGAAGTTGTTGCACTTCTTGCAGCTGCGGTTGCCGTTTTAACTTGTGCGCCCATACCAGCAAGGCCACCACGCAATTGATTTAACTGCGCAGTAGCCAGATTCTGTGCTCGAATTACAAGCAGTAGTTCTTGATTCATAATATGAGAGGATTAAGCGGGGATGGTGGATCTAGTCAGTATTACTCTTCTTCATCGGTATCTTTGGATGGTAAGCGAGGATGGGCACCCTTCATATGATCATACTTATAATCATCGTCAACATTTACAAGGCGGAGCCTGATCAAATGCGGAATGACGCCTTTTGCTGTAATTCTTTTGGTGATTGTTTCTGTCCTGTATTTAGGAACAAATACAGTTGTTCTCTCTCCGTCAATTAGCCTAGAGACATCTCGTTCTCCGTCTAAGATTGTTCCGACAATATTAACATCAATAAAGCCGCCATGACGATCCCGTGTGATTTTGCTCAACCGAGCTTTAATCAGGCCGTCAGGCAGCTCCTTCCAGACTCTTGCATGAATATTTCTGTGGGCATTAGAACTGTAGACTAAGTCATAAGTTCTCTTGATTTCTTTTGTATCTCCCCCATCACCGTTCTCTAAAATTTCTGAGATTTTCATTAACCCCTCTTTCCTTGCTTCATTTCTTGCTTCTTCTGTTTTCTCTCCGTCACTCTCGCTATCTCAGATTCAATGATCCCAATAGCCTCAATAACAATAGCTGGTTGATCGGCGAGGCCCCCTTCAAATAGAAGATGGCCCTCTTTGTAGGCAGAGTGCAGTCTGAGAAATAAGAAATGTTGAGGATCAATTATGTTAGCAGCACACCAAGGAAGAGAGTATTCGCCCCTATGGTTAGGGACGATTACTTCTCCTGTCCTTATTGTCCATGGCTTATTTTCAAGAATGCCTTCAAAAGAGATGGCAAAACCCTGATTATTAGGAAGCTTAGTATAACATGGTTTTGGACTTTTTGGATGAATACAGAATTTGTTGGCCGCGCAATAGGTTGAATGAAAGATAGAGTCGGATTCATATACGACATCTATCAATGTAATTAGTTTTTTATATCATCTTCTGATAAAATAGATCCTTTTTGAATCTCATTAGATATTTCAATTCTAACATTTTCTGGTAGCCACGATGCAAACCAAGCTTTCTTTTTTGATGCAGAACTAACATTTTTTGGGAATGGAACTTCTTCACCAGTATCTGCATCAATCAATCCAATAACATCTATTAAGCCCTCTTGAAGAATATCGAACTGCATAGCAGCGCCGCCAGCAGAAAGGACCATTTCCACGCTTGAGGACTTCATTGCCTCTTCCCATGCGCCATCAGAGCCACCAACTGCCCCAGCAGGCAATTTCATCGTTGGGGCCATTTGAGATTGTAGGCGTACTTGACAATCATAGCTTAGACCTTTAATCTTGAAAATTGTTCTCTCAGATTCAGGGAGATCCCTCTCATCTTTTAGCGTATATTCACGTTCGAGCATTCTATTCCGAACTTTCATATTATCCCCTCCTAAGGGTCTTTCTTATATCTTATAGACCAATCGTAGCTAAATTTATATCTGCGAATGTTCTCTATCTTTAGATAACATGGCGAGATATACTCGATGAAGTCTATTGTTCAATTAATAGTCGAGTGCATTACTATTAGGCTGCCGGAACATAATTCGTGAGACAGCTATCCGGATTTCTATCGACTGGCAATGATATTCGGGACTCTCACCACTGATTGACGCCTCGTAGCGGTCTTGCCCTATGATGTATTTCATACATGCCGCAGCTGTATATCTATATTATACTACATTAGATAGCAAATGTCAATAGCAGATAAACTTATAGGGACAAACCCCAGCCCGGATGGATGCTGGGGTTTGTTGTAAAAGTTGATATTTAGATACTTAAAATCAAGTCTATGTCGCGGAGAACTGAATAAATAGTTCATCGTCGGCAGTTGTTCTAATTGGGTGTCCCGTAATTTCATATGTTAATATCCCGTTATTTTCACCTTCCTGAATATTCTTGATGGCAATTTTTGGAATATTTATTGTAAAATCAACAGTAGAATTTGTTAATTCATATGAAATGCTAGACTGCGTTACCGCTTCAAACGGAGTCCAGTGATCAATATCTGTTGCAACTGTCATCATAGGATTCCATGAAACTTCGGGAGCCCTACCAGTAATTTGGACATCCGCCGCAGCATGTGTTTTAGATAAACAAGTTGGAACTGAAATAGTATTGTTCAAACTAAAACTCATAGACTCAACACAAGGATACGAATCGCCCCACGTAAATGTGTTATTCATTGTAACAAGTGGGGCTCCGCCATCGTCGGTAACACTTGTTGGGAAAGTTGTATCCTCTGACTTGATATATTCACCAGTCAGATTAAATGTAATACTGGCAATCTGTCCTGCGACTAAATTAAAGACGGCATTCCCTTTGCAGCCATTGAGTTTAAACACAGTGTCTTCGTAAAAAGCCCAAATAGTACAGGCCGGAACAATCTGCTCTCCATCGACGATGCACTCAGTCCCGCTCACTGTGAGATTCTCATTGTCCTCGTAAGTATCATTACAAGTAATTGTCCACTCATCATTAAGTGTATGGCCTGTAGTGGCACCAAATGTAACCGTAACACCATCAGCAAGAGTTTGAGCAGCGCCAGTCATCGCAACGCCTTCTGTCCACGAACCACCATCTTGACGCCATTTGAATGTATCGGTAGTATCTGCAAGATCACAGTTAATCAAGAATGTAGTGTTGGCATTACCGGTATATGTCCCGCCCATAGTGAGATCGCTAAGGCCAGAGCCAGTAGTCTGATCAGCCGCGCCGGGTGTTCTAATAATGTCTGAGATATACAACCAGCCCGCAGCATCAACGCCCCACGTACCGGATGTAAGTGCAATAGAATGACAAATTCCAGACGCGCCAGAATCTTCTCCAACAACAGTGTCACCAACAGCAACAGTTCCAGAACCTTGGTCAAAGGGAACCTTAGTGCATTTCAAGGCAGGAATTGAGGCTGGATAATACTTCCCGTCAACAGCTGAATCGCCTTCCTTATCGTCAAAGCCACATGCCTGTAACAATGCATCACACGGAGGAACTGTCTGTGCAGAGTCATTGACTTGGATTTCATGGGTAAAAGAAATATCCATTGTCTTCAGCCCAAGAACACCGGGCCTTGGAGATAGCGATTCATCTTGTGCTTGTGGGGAAATATAACTGATGTTAGGAGTAATGCTTAAGTCGTGAACGGCGAGGAAATCGCCTGTAGTAGGAGTGGGATCAGTTCCCTGAACTGCTTCAATTTTAGTATAGATTAATTGATTCTGGGTTAGCATCGCCCCTCCTTACGCGAACGTTAGTGAGATTTCGTCATCGCCAGAGCTTCTAACACACTGGAATGGGATATCGTAAATGAGTACTCCGCTTTGATCGCCTGGAGTAATATTCATCAGCTCAATCGCTGGTAATGATACGGTAAGCGTGTCAGAAGCGGCATTACTAACAACATAGGTTAGTTCTTTCTGTGTAACCGCCTCAAGGATTGTCCAGTAGTCAGGCGTAGTTGAAGCCTTTACTAATTCAGGATTAAATGATCCAGTCGGATTCCTATCAGTAATAACAATTTCTTGAACACCATGAGCAACCGCATCATCCATATTTGGTTGTACAGCCAGCACATTGTTTAGACTAAATGACAAGCTTTCAACTACTGGATTTTTAGAATCATAGACGAATGATTGGTTCATCGCCACAACAGGCTCACTACCATTGTCAGTAACGCTTGTCGGGAATGTAGTGTCAATTGGCTTTGCATATCGTCCCTGCATTGTGAATGACACAACGACCGGCATACCGGCATTGAAGTTAAATACTGCATTACCACGACATCCGACAATCTTCCAAACGATATCTTCTTCATACACCCATATAGTGCAAGATTGGAAGCCAGTTGTTCGAGGTAGATAGACACCAGCACTTGCTTCATCTGTATATCCGCATGATAGAAGCAATGGCTCAATGGGTGGCTCCTCCTCGGTAGTCGGATTCATCTGAAGCTGATGATCGAATGTAATTGTGACTGACTTTTGTCCAAGCGTTCCAGCTCTTGGCGATAGTGATACATCGGTAGCTAGCGTTTCGTTATATGTAATATCCGGCGAGACCGAGATATTGTGACATGCAATGAAATCATTGCTCGTATCTGGGGTTGTAGACGCTGCATACGATGCCTCAATTTTAGCCAGGATCAGTTTATTTTTAACTAGCATCTGCGCCAGCCTCCTCAATCTTTTCTTTCTCTGGGGTTGGTGTTATCTTTTTCTCTTCTTTAGGTTTGGCCGCAGGCTTTCCTTTCGCTGGTTTCTTAGCTACAGCCTTCTTTCCAGTTGGTTTTTGGGAAACTGGTTTATGAGCGACAGGCTTCGTAACTGGTTTTGGCTGTTTGGAAGAATCTGCATTGTTTGAGTAAACCGGCATATCGTCCTCCTATAAGGTTTCCTTCTCAAGGACAGTTACGAACAGCCATACACTACTAACGAATCTTGTCTGTTCATCATTGCCAAGAGTTTTACTATATCTAATTTGGTCTAATTCTACTTGATAAATGGGGGGTGTTTGTTGCCCTTCCCATAATGTTTTTAGTGCCGCCTCTGCATATCTTGATCGTTGTCTTTGAAGTGTTTCACAAGCAGTTAACGCATCAGCCTTTGTCGATACTTGTTGCAGCATGAATACTATTCTTATCTTATGTTGCCAATAAGTAGTAAGACCACTTCCAAGCATATGATTCTGTGTAGATCCTTCTGGGAGCATAAGGCACACCGGGAACATATTTTGAGGAAGAATACAAGTCTTTGGATCATAATTTATAACATACTTATTTGGAGCGGTGAGGGTAATAGCCTCTCCGCCACTTGGTGATGCTAGCGCAGCTAAATTAGTAGCCATTCCCGCTGTAAGTAGATCGACTATTTTATCTTGTACTTCTTCAATCATTAGGTTGTTGCGCTCCCAAAAATATGAGTTGCTACCATCTCAGTCCATCTATCAATATCTTCATCAGTTGGATCAATTGTTTTCCTAGCTGGAACATCTACTGATCGTGCCCCTGTGTTACCGTAAGGATATTTTACAGAAAATCCTTCAAAATGGATGGCCCCTAATCTATAACCGCTCTCAGTAAGCAAACTTGAGCCGAATGCGGCTTCTTGTGGGCCCATTCTGGCAATATGTTCAGAACCACCAGTTAAAGAATCAAGCAAACCGCCCTCTAGGATCATTATATTCTCAGGGGCCCATGGATAATTTGCTTCACGCCAGTCAGCATAACTGTCTGTCCATCCATCCCATGAGCCATCCGCACCACTTGCCCCTTCTGATGCGAATAGCTCTAATTCTGTTTCAATAAAATCTTCGTGTATTCGTTCCCATGCTGGAGATAAATCTAAAATACGGGAAATCATCCCGTCAATGAAGCTAATTACTTTTTGAGCCCCGACGAGTTCGATTGTGAACATTCAATTACCATTCCTCGTCCATGGTGAACTCAGGCGAATAATAGTCATCGTGGCTATCTGTAATTCCAGCGGGCCAGACCATATTGGAATCAGAAGCGTAGAATGGAACGTCATTCGCAAGTGAGTTGGGATCTTCTTTAAGATTTTCTGCAAATTGCTGGAAGCGATCCCAATAATTTTGCTCCTTCTGTGGCTGTGCCCTAATAAGCCCTCCAGCAGCAGCTATAACGCGACTGCATACGCCCCATAAAGCCCACATACTGACGTTGTTATAAGCGTCCGGAGTGTCAGCAAGAGTAATTGAATCTGGATTAATTTTAAGTGAATGGAGGATTCCTTTTACAGCAGCCTCAATCTGAGTAATGAAAGTCAAAACCTCTGCTGTAGTTGGCTGAGTAGAAGTTGTTATAAGATAACTAAGTTCAGCCTCAACCATTTCTTCAGTTACAAATGCCATCACATCTCCTCATTAGTAATCATCTTCTATCTGCCGGATTTTCCAACAATTATACACCAAGGCTGATATTTGGATTAAGCTTATACAACAAAGTGCCTGAAACGCATTCCAGCAAGATCTATGATTTTGTCACTATTGCTTCCTGGTTTTATACTCGACAACTATTCCTCATCATCATCCTTGGACTGCTCGGCCTCCCACTCTTCGTCTTCCTTTATTTCTGCTTTTTCTGCTTCGGCGGCAAGAAAATCAATATCAAGTGGAGCGGGTCCGACAAATTCCTCATAGAGATTAATTTGCACTCCCATAAGCTCACCATCTCTCGCAAGTTTCTTGAGAGTTTTTGCAAATTGGCAAATCTTCATTTCTTTCTCCGAGAGAGGATTATCAATTGGCTCATCAACGCGCTGTAGCAAGTTTACTGCAGTCCCAGTACCTTCAATATACTTCCCTTCTTCATCAAATTCAGGATCAATAACCTGCCTCCATTGAAGTCCGCTTTGAGTAATCTGGAGACCGTATTTGATAATTTCGTCAGTAGTAAATTCTAACTTAGTTCGGCAATCTTCCCAAACCTTATTTTGTGCCCAATTGCCCTTCGCCGGGATCATGGAAAGCAGAATGAATCTATCTATGAGATGAAGTTTTTCTAACATATTATATTCCCCCTCCTATTGGGTGAACGCTATTGGTGAAACTAAATTTTTGTTATACTGATTATACACAAAATTGGTGCTGCGGTCCAGCTATTTATTCCTATGCCGATTGAACAAAACCACTATTACCGACAGGGCTCCAGTAACAGTGCCAGTGAATTTTGCCGTCTTTTATGCCAGCACTATCGTCGCTTAATAATCTAATATATGTATCTGTCCCTGCCTCTGGCACAATAATAGAAGCAACCTCAGGTTCTTTATAGCTTGTATTCTCGATGACTTGTGGAGTTGCGGAGGTTCGAGCGACCATAGCATCACTGGCGTCTGATACCTTTCCGATAAATGAACCGGCTGGAAGAGAATTAAGAGAAACGGTTGTTGTAAGATTGGTTGTATTCCCACCAGCCACTACTTCCAGTTTGCAATTTCCAAGTTCTGCGTTCAATGCCTCCGTAACATGCCCGAAAATACGATCAATCTTAACAATATCTGTTACTTTAAAAAGATTGAATGCAGTACTATTATCAGTAAACTCAATATCTTTATACACTATGTTATCGTATGTATAATTACTCCATACGAAAGAATCATCCGCATCAATTTTTGCACCATCGCCGCCGCCACTTACACAGTCAATGGCCGTGCCATTCGTGCATCCGGCATCAATAACATAGCCACCGCTTGCATGGCCTTGGCTTGAACACTTTCTAAATCGTGTCTTATCAGCATTATTCGTTACCCAATATCCGATGCTTGTATCAGCGGGTGTACCACCAGTGCAGCACTTTTTCAGCTTAACCGTATCGGCTTGAATCTTAAATGCAGCAACAAGCGGATCGCTAGATCGACAATCAATTAGCACTGACCCTGCGCCAGTGATATCGAATCCCAGGTTGGCGCTGTGCCCACAGGGCACACGGCAATTCCGAATATAAGCCCAAGTGCCAGAGATTACCGCGCCCGTTCCAGTAGATATTGGGTTAAGGCGCAATGCTCCGCCCTGACTACGAACAATACAGTAATCACCTGAGACTGTAAGTGGTGTTCCCGAATCACCAGCAATGATTACGCCTGGTTCGCATATCAATGCCATCGAATCTTTACTCATTACTACATTCTCAGTATACGTCCCGGCTTTGACTAGAATCGTGTCTCCAGCAGCCGCCGTAGTAATTGCAGCTCCTATTGATTTCTTCGCAGTCGCAGGAGTTAGCCCATCACCGGTATCATCAGATTGTGCCGCATCAACGCAGTATGTTACGCCATTAGAAATTATAGCATGTTCTCGTTCTATTTCAGATATAGATTCTATCACATCTGATATAGCTTCGAGTGAATCAGTTGTTGTATTATAGTTAGATACATCTCCACCAATAGCTAGAAGTTGAGCCAATACAGATTCATCAATAACTTGCAATAAAGATGTATCGGCATCCTGCATTAAATATTGAAGATTTGCATTTCTTTTACCTTGCATATTTTCCTAGAACGGCGTTAGATAGGCATAAACAGTGATTGTTTCACCATTAGGTGTTGCAGCCTGTTTACAGCGAATGAGATAAAATGGGAATCCATCATCGGTCGTATCATATTTATTGCTAGTGGCTGTTGCTGTAATAGAGGTTCCTATAAGAAATACTCCCGTATCTCCAACTGCCGCTGTTGCTGATGGGCTACCATACAGCGTGATTACAACGTCTTTATTGGAAGCATTGAACGCGCCATAGGTTAACTTAGGTTTACCCCTAGCATCAACAACCATTGTATGATAATCGGTGTCATCGGCAGCATATGTTCCCGTAATATATGCTGGAATCTGTACTTGTTGCGCAGTAATAGTACTTTCGGCTACGCTCCCAATAATTGCTGTGTCTGCCATAAGACACTCTCCTATTAAAAGAGGGCGGGGTGATTAAACCCCGCCCGTTAATCGTTAATTAAGGTAAGTTGCTTCAAACTCAGCGTAGATTACTGGGTTTACAGTAGAGCCACCATCGTCAGTGATACAAATTCCAATAACGTCATCTGCGGCAACAGCCAGAGGAGTACTCGGAGTGAATGTATCGTTATACTGAGAAGCTGTCCATGTAAACTCTTCTGTAAAGACACCAGTAGTGAAGTTTCCGACTACAAATTGAATGGCTTGGTCATGAACTGTGTCGCCCATGTCTGTCATTCGGATTTTTCCAATTGTCGCTTTGAACGGAGCACTAAACGAATCAGAGCCAGCAACAATGATAAATGGCTCATCCTTAGCAACAGAATCAATCAGTGGGGTTTGGGTAAGCTGCGCGCCTGTGAGTACATACTGCACCCAATACGCTTCTTGCCCATCATATGTTGCCATAACCCAGTCAGAAGGCGGTGCAAAACTAATCGTTCCAACTCTTGTTAAGGACTGTAAACCATCTTGCGCTACCGAATCAGTATTATCAAAAATTGTTGTTATGTCAGACCACGTATCGGCCCCAGTGCTATATTGCCACTTTCCACCATCGCCACCCCATGTTGCTAAGGCACCTGCGCCAGAAGCGAGGTCATTGAAACCGAATTCACAGAATTTGCTATCGAATCCGATTGCAAATGCGTCTCCGGCCTCCTCTGCGTCTGCATCTGGAAGCAACTGATAGTTGTTCGTCCAATCAACGCCACCAGAAAGGAGAGCTGATGTACTAAGATCATCCCATGTAGTCGATGTCAAATCGTATACCTTCACGTATACGGTCCCACCGCCATCATTATATTGATTTGTTGTGCTATCAGGAACGCCACCAGCCATACCACCAGAGTTAGTAAACAGGCCATCAGTATCTTCACCGGCAAGACCAACGGCAAAACTCCACCAAGTCTTGTAAGAATCGGTCATTAGAAAGTCTGCACTTGCACCAGCATCAGGAATGGTATACGTTCTCGCGCCACTCTGAGTGGCGACGTTAATGTTAGTAATCGTATCGCCACTATTATCTTCCATAGTTAACGTGGTTGTACCACTATTAGTTGTAGCTGGATATAATTCAAGCGTTCCTGCTGTAGCATCAAGTCCAACAGAGAGCGTTCCAGAACAACCAAGTGTTCCAGTAATAGCAGTATCACCAACAAAACTAAATCCGCCTGTAGTGGTCCAGGTGACTGCTTTACCTGATCCTGCATGAGTAATTGCAACCGCGCCAGTTGTATCTGTAACGGCAATCTTCATATATGCGCCAGAATCAAAACCGATTTGGGTGGCAGCACCATAAATTGTTGCCAATGTAGAAGCAGCGATATTAGTTGTCGCGGCAGTGATGCCCATTGTAGAACAACCACCACCAACTGTTAGGCTGGCAACATCGTCACTGCTGAAACTTAAAGCAGCGTAACTGTCTTGATCTGCATCTTCAATTGCTAGCGTGGGCTGCGTTGTTCCATTCAGATATCCGTAATCTGATCCAGCAGTAGCGAGCAACATAACTGGGACATCAGTTGCACCGCCAGTTGGGAAATCTACTAAAAGCAGATTGGCATTCGGATCTGAAGAATCCCATTCAAGTTTTGCCACGCCACCAAATTGAACGGGAGCATCATCTCTTAATTGAACTGGTTGATATTTTGCGCTTGCGCGTCGTCTTCCTCTAGCCATTATTACCTCCTTAGAGGTCTTCCATTGCCGCCACGCTATGTGATGACAGGGTTTTGCTGGCCGGGGCTCTGCGGGGGAGTACAGTAGACCCCGGCCCTTCCTTTACTCAGCCCATTCATGGGCGAGCAGGGTGATACGTTTCCAAGCTAGAATACTGGATGCCCATTTCAGGTAAGCCCCGTAGTTAAAATGACGTTATTACGCTTTGCGCCTGAGTTTCTTGCTGGAATACAAAGCCTTCTTAGTTACCTGAAAATTGTAATTCTTGATACATTAGCTAATTTTGCCAATTTATGAGAATTTAATTCGTCCTCTAGATATCTCGTATGCAACCATTCTTCATTCATTATTCCTCCTGTGGGATATACAGGGGGTGCCACTGGAGGGTATCACCCCCTGCTATCTATTGCATTCTGGGAAGCTATCCCAGAATATATTTAGATCTAACTAACTATTGTTTCAAATCTATAACCAAGATTACTCGCGCAGACCTTCATATCCTGCATGACCGTAGCCGCATAGAAGGTAGTCTTCCTATCAGCTGGTCGCCATGTCCAGATTTTCAAGCCTTCGGACTGGAATATGTATCCCGCACTAGCAGAGTAGGGATCTGGAGTTGGAGAACCATCAACGTAAAGAAGAACTGCATCAGCTCCCCAAACGTTACTGTAGGACGCCGTTTGGCCCTCATTCGCTGTATTCTTAATTGTTTTGCCAACAAGAATCTTGGGAAGATCGAATGCGTCTTGCGCATCAGAAATTTTCACGCTCGCGCGCTCATTAGATCCCAAGAAGTCCAGCATAGTGGGGTTATTGCGAAGTTCCTTCCATACTTGGTTGCCCAGCACAAGCACATTTGGCGTCATGCCAGTAGCAGATTCAATAGTATAGCCAGCGTCGATAATGTCTTGAATGGGGTTACTGTTCGTTTTATCTGACCAATCAATAGCAGTCGTATCGTTAGTTCCCCAAGAATCTGCGAACACTACAGACGCAGTATCAATCTCTCGTTTTAGCTCAACACGTTTAGCGCAGAATTGAGCCTTAGTCAATTTGAGTGCTTTCTTAAATGCACCAGTCGCGTTATTATAAGTTCGGTCAGGAAGCTCAGTAGCTTGACCGATCTCTTCAGTAGACCATGTATCACTCGAAATACGATACCCGTCAACTGGATAATTACCACCGGGCGGAATAACCGCAGCAGTGTCGCGGAACTGGTCATCTTGATCGAAGATAGCATATTTACCTGATTCCACGCCAAAAGTATTAACAATCGGGAGGATTTGGTCGTAGATAGCGTCTGGATTTTTATAACCAATAACTAGATTGGTTAGCAATCCATCTACATGAACATCATTATGGGTTGGGAGCATTCTATATCACCTTTCCTTAGCCTGCGATCATTTGCATAGGAGTAATGAGAACTTGAATAATATCTCCAGCCGCAGTACTGGCCTCAAGCGCAATTGCTCCATAAGTTTTTGTATCGGTCGTTGTAACAACGCCTTTACCCTCTGAGTCAGAAGTCAGTCTATCGCCAGCGGCAATCGCGCCTGCGTTGCCGTCAACGACCAATTTTGAGATCCCACCATAACCGAGCAAGGCTCCCTTGCCAGCGGTATCAGGATCATCTTGCAAAATACCAATAATATCAGAAGTGTCTCCTGTGGCATGCAAGAGTTGACTATCAGTATCTGAATACATAAAACAATATTGATGAGAACTCAAGTCTTCGCCCGCTTCGCGGCTTACTGTTCGTAGATCAAGAGATCCAGCCATTGTTATTCACCTTTCCCTAACGCAATTACTTTTGTGTAAGCTTCTGCAAGTCCAATACCATCTTTAGCCGCAAGAGTCTTCGCGGCCTTCAGATCTGCATCGTCCTCATCATCTGCTGAATTATCAGAATCGCTTCCGATTTCATTACCAAGATCAACTACAACTTCACCCTCACTAAGTAAATTCTTAACTTCGTCGGGGGCTTTGTCATATAGATCCTCAAACTTCGTTTTATCGGCTGGGCGCAGCTTGCCATCTCGAATCATCTGGCTTAGGAATCTATCGCGCTCTGCAAGCCGATTAACCTCTTCTAACTTAACAACGCGATCTGCGAGTGTTTCTTTCTCGTCTTCAAGCGCCTTCTTTTCTTCTTCGAGCTTCTTGGCTTTCGCTTGCTCCTCTTCGAGCTTCTTAGCAGTCGCTAATTTCTCTTCAAGGACCTTGCTATCTTCCTCGCCAGCCTCTTCAAGCTTCTTCTCGCTCTCTTCAGCCGCAGTGCTCAATGTTGCAATGTGAGCTTTAAGAGCCTCCATCACATCGGTATCCTCTTCGAGCTTGACTCCTAGTTCTACTAGCAGTTCCCGAATCTGATCCATTTCTTCCACCTCACTTAATTTATTTGCTTCGTTGCCTTCATCGGTCTCCATAGCGCTGACCGTTTCAGCTCCTAGTGTTTCTTTTCCCATGGCATTAAGTACCGCCGAAACAATTTTATGAACTAATGATTGTGTTTCCTCTGCTTTGATTACCATTTTTCCATACGAAGGATGAAAATAATCTCCTTCTCTTAAAATTTCAATTCTAGATGGGGGATTGCCGTCTTCATCGAGTTCAACAGCGGTCATTCCCTTAACAAATGGTCTGTTGGTTAATGTAGCGGCAATTAGAACGTTCTTAGTCACTTTGCCGTTCTCGCCATTAACATCATCACCAAATTCGGAGGAAATATATTTGTAAACTTCATTTGCAATGAGATTTATTCCGGTTTTATTCCATTTAACCATAGCCCATAGGGCTTGTTTACCGGGTTGTGTAGACGATGGGCCAAGCTCAAGTCCTTCAATCCATGCGACAGCCCCGCGATCAGGTTCATGGGCAATATCTATAGCCACTTTGACCCCGCGCACACCGTCATTGAAATTTTTGACGATTTCACTTAGCCTTGTGACTTCGGCTAAGAGAGTGTTGCTGCCTTTATTTTCTTCTGCCATAGAACTCTCCTTTACTTTAGACAACGCAGTGGCTATTGCGATGCCAGCACATTCTGATTCACTTTTCCCACCTTTAGCGATACATGATTTTAATATATTATTAGCTATTGAAATAGCCTTATTTCTCTGCTTTACAGTCAAAGATTTAAATGAATTCGGATATGAATCTGCGCTCCAGGGCATATAGCACTCCTAATGCTTGACTTTTGTTGTTGTTTTTGCTATACTAATGGCTAAAAGGGAGGAACAATGATCGGGAAATATACAATTATCTGTCTCGGAACAGTAATGGTTATCGGCGGAATCCTCGGATGGCGCCTTGGATTTGTTGGAATACCAATTAGTTTTCTCGTGGGGGCAATTGCCGGTTGGGTGGGCTACACGCTAGATAATCGATAGCATATAAGTGTTGACTTTTACTGTGGCATTTGTTATACTAATGACCAAATAATGAGGTGGCTATAAAAGTGCTACAATCTGTTCCAAGGCGACGGTCTTGTTTCGGGAGTGACACACTACGCTGAATCGCCGCAGATAGGGCCGACGCCGTGCGAGAAGCAACAAATATCGCTGGCATCAGAGAGGTACAACGACTAGGAGGGCGAGATGAGTGTTACTAAACGACCGAAGCGCGTTGACATTGTTGATCATGAGGTCATAGAATCCTATCCATCATATGTTTGTCCATCTTGTCACACTGAATATGTTGGTTCGGGTCCTGGGAAACGAACCATACGTTTTCGATGCCTGTGCGGTCAAGAGTTGATTGTCAACAAGAGAACGATTAGGTGGGATGATGATCAATTCGATTGGGCCGCACCTAGAGCGGCGAGTGAGCGGGCTTGAGAAAGGGAGGAACGATGAGTCACACGAATGAGCTAGACAACGGCGTAGTAGTTATTGCGAATGGCGAGGATTTATCAGGCGACGTGACGTTCGTTCTGACAGATGGGCGCAGAATGGAGACAACATGGGACAGACTATTTTCCCTGGAAGCGGAGTTGAGTGATTGGGAAGAACGCGAAGCTGCTTGCTGTCCAGAAGATTATGGATTTGACGAGGTAATCGCAACACAAACAAAGCACATCGATGCCCTAGAGCAGCACATCGCGAAGAAGGATGAGGCGTTGCGTCTGATCTGGGATTGGTGTGAGGATGCAGAGGTGAAGGGGTACCTAGCAAACGCGGCAATCTATGCACCAAGTAGCAACAGAATCCGCAAGATGTATGCAGATGCGAAGGCATCAAGAGAAAAGGCCATTGCTCTGCTGCCTAAGGAGGATTGAAAGAATATTAAAGAGCCTGAATCTGATTAGACAACACGCCAACCTCAAGAATAACGATGACTAAACACCTACATGGGTTGCCGCCAGCTTTAGAGTAAATCGCTCCTAAACACGCGGGATTTGGTATAACGAAGGGCCTCTCCGAATATTTTACCCCGTCCATTGCAGCGCAAACCTCACAAGCGTCAAACATTGCTGAATAGTATCTCTCCTCAACCAATCCAGCAGCGATAGCGGCTGCAATAACTTCATTCCTGCCCATTCCATATGCCGAATTGACGAATTTGCTCTCATCTCGCGCATATTGATCGGATAGAAGCATCGCTCTTTCTCGAATATCTTCCCATAACGCTTCTTCTGCAGCCACTAGAGCGGCAATTGCCGCAGCTTCTATCGCCTGTTTAGTCTTAGATGCTAACCGTTCGGCTGCTTTTCTTCCCTGGAGAACAAACAATGGCAAGATTTCTTCGTCATCTTTCTCTTCGTCCTCTTGGAATAATGGTACGGCAATCTGTGCTAACATCTCATTCTTTACATCGCTACGTCCGCTAGAGTGAACTGATTGTAGTGTTAAAGCGATATATTCAGCAAGCTCGTCTTGTAGTGGCACTTCTGCGGAGTAAATTTTTTCTAAATCTTTTCGAGAGACAATAGAACCAACTGTTTCGCCAATTGCATCAATCTGTTGAATGAAGATATCCCGCCATTTAGAAACAATGCGATCCTCTTGACTATCTAACCGATCTCTAATTTCCTCGAATCTTATATTCGCTTCCCATGGAAATCGGCCGCGCCTTAATGGTGCCGGGATTATACCTTCTTCAAATTTCTTGAGTTCCGACATCTCGCTATTCTCTGGCGTGTCTATTGAATCAACATTATTCTTTTGGGTTGTCCTTGTAGCTATGCTTGCTTGCCGGGGGTTAATAAGATCTTTTGGAGCGCCGAGAATGCCGCGTAGAAAATCTTCTAACGAATCATCGGGTCGCATTGCGCCCGATTGGACGAGCTGAGCGATTACGGCACCGATTGCTGAGCTATCAGTTTTCTTCGTTCTGCCACAAACCCATCTAGGATATCCGTCTACTTCACCATAATTGATATCAACAAGATCTTTGATTCCCCTATTTTCTCCATAATTTCCATTAGAGATAATATGACTTATGTAACCAGTAATGGCCTCAAGATTCATTAGAAACAGATCATTCATATCTGCACTGAGAGAGCGCGTTCCAGCGCCCTGCTCCCCAAGACTCATAAATTGGGCAAGCATAGATCTGGCTATTAGAGTATCGTTGTGTACAATGAACTTAAGCAAACCGTCCATTCCCTCGCTGCCGCCTTTTGGAACCATAACCGTAAGCATATCTTCGAGTTTGACTTCTCCGGCTACGGGGCCGAGATAAACATAGCCATGTTCGTTTGCCCTTAAACCAGGAAGGATTTCTTTCAGTGCTTTCTCTTGATCCTCATTGGCTCCAGGAGGGGATGCGGCAACAATTGTGCCAATACCGTGCTTCTCCCAATAAATCGCACTAATTTTATACAGGGCATTATTGATAAGGAAATGTTTATATGCGCCCCGCATAAAACTCTGGCCCTCAAAATTTGCTCCGCGTTGATCGTTCGTAAAACGCAGAATGCGCCTGCCAGGAATCCAGATGTCATTGCGGTACATCCCTAGCTTATCATCCCAGACATATTGATTGACACTGGCTACGTGTCCCTTCTCTGATTCCCACTTATTGATGGTATGTTGTAGCCTGGGCGCAATGCGATCCCATATAATTTTCCCGCCTTGTTCTCGCATTGTAACTTCAAAAATAGAAAACCCATACGGCAAATAGTAAACGGCTTCATTTAGAGTGGGTTTCCATATATCTGCTAACTGATTACCAATGTCTTCTGCAATCTTTTTGTTCTTAGTAGTAGGTTTCTCTTTCCCTCTCTCCACATATGGTTCTATAGACCAATTGCCCTGTAGAAGAGCCAGCATAATAGCTTTCCACACACCAGATACTTGCCCATCTCCACACAGCATATGATTCACTGTATCTATTGTCCAGTCTTCTAGATAGTCTTCTCCAAGGATAGTAGAAGAAATATATGGCTCCCGAATAATACCAGAAGAAATTTCTGTTCCCTCAAGACCTGTCTCTCCTGCTAGAAGCAGTTTTTTATCTTCTACCATAACTAGAACTCCCTATTCGCTATATCTACTGATATTCTATCAATGCTGCCTAGATTAACCCGATCTTCTGATGGTGCGCTACCACATTCAATTTTTAAGCCCAGCTTTCCAGCCGTCTGTAACCAGTGATCTATTAGTAACGCATCTCCAAGATCAGGTGATTTATGTGGATCTATGCTTTTAAGTTTTCCTTTATTGTCGAATCCATATCTATATCCAGCGAGATCTCTTATCAGCTTATCTTTATACTCGCTCTCCGGTATTGCAATAAGACCGTCTTCAAATCTCTTTCTTAAACTCCATAATGTCTCTGATTTCAAATCCGAAAATCGCTCTTGGTCAACTGGTTTCCGCTGAGAGATCCAGCCACGAACTGGTATGCGCTCTTTCCTAAGTTCGTCATATGGTCCACCACCGAGACCATTTTCATCAATGCCGGGTATCGCGCCTTTAAAATCGGACAATTCTTGCTTGAACCAATCTCTCGTAACTGTCGTATCGGTTATCCTGCGCATATGCAGTACTTCTACATAATCACCGGACATGCCAACAATAGCAGACTTATCTTCACCTTGTCTGGCAATATCGAGAGCCATAACACGATTTTCTGTATCTATTCTAGTGCGTTCAAGTCGCTCATCAGTACAGGCATCATAGATTAAATCAAGTGGGATAATCTGATCTTCACCCTGAGATGGGAACTGCCCTAATACGCGGGCCTGATAGAATGGGCTTTCTTCTCCATACTCTTCTTTTTGCTGCTCTACCCAATCCCTATTAGGCATTCCCGGATATATGTCTTGCCCAGATACAACATTTGGAGCTTCTAGAGCAGAAATGCCGATGACGTTCCTAATTCCGGCCTCTTTGAGATATTCATTTTTAGGGTCCGTACATCTATCGAAGAAAATACCCTCAGTTCTGATGGGGTTTCCAATACACAAAATGTGATTATTGTCCGCAACAGCACAACCTTCAAGGGCTTTCATTATTTCACTATCGAGCTTGCTTGCTTCCTCGACAATGATGAGCATATTCGGAGCATGAAAACCCTGGATATTCTCTGGGCTATCCTTGTCTGTGCCGAAAATACCTATGTACGATTCTGGTTTATCTGGAGAGTCGTGGTAGATTCTTGCTTGTAATTTTCCGCCGAGGGGGTAGGCCGCTTTGTAATATGCAGAACCTAGCTCAGCCCATGTTTGCAATCGTAAAGAATCAAATTTAGCCCCAACAATAATTACTTTGGTTTCATCTTCTTTATTGGGGCCAATATGACACATGTAAAAAGCAAGAGCTAGTCTACCAGCCAGATATGTTTTACCTATAGAGTTAGCCGAATGAACATATGTGTGCTTATACTTCCATACACTTTTTACAATCTCTTCTTGTCGCCACCACAACTCGCACCCAAGAATATTTTTGATAAAATTCATTGGGTTGTTTTTATAGTCGGCAGCAATAAACGCTTGATGATCGCGTTCTTCAGGAGTCAGCTTCGTTATCACTTGATTCATTGAGTATTCTGTCGGCCTCTCCCGCAGCGCCTTTTCTCACAAGCCACGGGACTTTAAGGCAATAAAGCCCCTTACCTTTTGTGAAGCCTGGAATCGGTGTGTAGTCTGTAATAATTTCTTCAGAGTTAGACATCCCCCCTCCTAATGTATGAGTGTAGGCTTAATTATACTACAAAATGGTTGCTGGGTCCAGCTAAAAGGGATTTGGCTTCCCACTATTCATCACTTTTCCATAGTTCCCACTATATTCTGGTGGAGGCAGGGCGAGTTGAACGCCCGTCTTGTTGCACCTTTCACACAATATCTACAAGCTTGTCCATTTAAGCATGGCTGCTTTTGGGGAGACTGACTTCGTCTCGTCCACCATCTGATTGATCGGCCCAATCAGAAAAGCCTATTCGCGGCACTTCCGCTAAGCGGTGGCCAGTAAAGCAATTGTTGATGTATCGTTGCCAAGGAGAAGCCCATCAACGAAACTTGTAGCCTTAGCCTTCAGATTGCTGAAGAATGATCTGATCGTGTCAGTTCGTTTTAGTTGCCAGTTTAGTAGTTGGCACTACGCTTGCAATTATGCTTCCGGTACCCAATCGATACCCATTGCCCCCAAATATCAATGATCAGTGTTTAATAAGGCGCGGCTGGCCAGCCATTCGCTTCCCACCGGGGTTTTATTTTAAACACTCTTAGTTACTATGCAGATTAACCTCACCAGAAGACTCCCTAAAAATATGCCACAACTTGTGGCAGAAGCCCAGCTGATTTATTTCCAATCCTTACCGCGACTATTCGTATTGTATACACATCGCAATCATCCAATTATTATTATAGCACATAGTAAGAGGAAAGTCAAGAACTAGATGATGGTGAATGCTCTTAATGCCAAACCGATAATTGCAGCCAACATAAGCAGTGTTACTCCCCAATTTAGTTTGACGGTTGTGGCTATATTCTCAAACCGCTTAATCAATCCTGGCTGCCCATTACCCATAAGTTGATTATAAATCGGCTCTAGGTAATGTCTCATCTCTTTTCTAAGCGATTCGCCCATCCCAGTTATATCACTCCGAAGACCATGTATCTCTTCTTCGTATTTGCCTGAGGCTGCTTCGAGTGTAACTAGACGGCCTTCTACTAATCCATCTGCGTATGTTGGTTCTGTCATTGGGGTAGATTCCTTTTCTATTTATTCGTTCCTTATGGCCTTAGCCACTTCTTGTGCAATTATTTCGGGAGTAGTGCCGGTTGCATTTATTAACATGCATTTTGGATTATCAAGTAGCCATTCATCATGTAATATTTCTAAATCGCGCAAATATTCGAACTGAATATCATTCTCTTCATCGCGCCCTCTCTGCTCAATTCTAAGACGACAGATTTGGGCCGGAACACGAAGATAAATGATCTTATCGGGCTCTGCACACCAATTACTTTGGAGCCAATCCCACATTTTACAATAGAGTTGCCATTCCGTTTTCTTCATGAGACCGGATTCATAGCAATTTTTTGCGAAAACATAGCGATCACAAAAAATAGAGCGTTCCAGGATGACTTTATCGTGATCTGTCATAGCTAATACTTCAGTCCATGTCTTTGCCCTAGTAGTGAATGCTGCAAATTGGAACGTAAAAGCCCAGCGCGGCATATTGCTGTAGAACAAATCTAATAGATTCTCATCAAAATCTTTTTGCCAAGCGCCTACCGGTTCTTCAATAAAGCCATATCCAAATTCGTCTCTGAGAATTTTGCCTATTGTTGATTTGCCAGCAGCTATATTCCCCTCAAGTAAATACATAGACTTCCCTTCATACATAATATCCCCTCATAGATTTGCGTTAATCCTGCCCATTACAAACGGAACTTTCTTCTTGTTGCCGTCATTATCAGTCTTATTGCCGGAAAAGAATAGATAAATATGGTGAATGCCATCATACTCAAGCATGGGACCAAGAAGCCCAATTAATGAACACTCATCCAGAACAAATATTGCAGGCCCTTCATCAAAGTTAACGATTTTCGCGCAATCGGTAAGAGGAATTTCTTTATCTAGATCGTCATGAGGTCTGGCATGAACCATAAATTTAACCGGAGCATCAAATCCTTGGCCATCTAGTAGGCATAATAGATTCTCACTAATGTCTATAGGATCAAAGATTCTATCGTCAGTTTGAGACACAGATTATTCTCCTTTAACGAGTCGATAGAGGCCGTGAGATATCTGTTCGGCCTCACCCCGTTCGACCAGTCATTTAACCGTCGAACGACTAATCCCCAGCATCCCCAGCTTGCTCGTCCGGAATATGCCACCCTCGCCGATCTCCTTGAGCAACTTCTCGGTGTCGGGCATGGTGATCTCCTTTGATACTTGTTCTCGGCTAATAGGCCCAGATGCCGAGATTATGTATCATCAATTCCTCGCACGGTACGTTTTGTTGGCATATAGGCGCAACTACCGACATTATGTCTGCGATGTCAAATCGCTAGCAACTGGCCAGCACAATCGACAGAATCTTCCCCGATTTCCCCTTAAAAACTAGATAAGATAATCTCATCAATATTAGACAAATTATTCTAAGAAGAATGTAGGTTCTTGTAATGTATTTGTTCGCACGTTCTTCCTATGGATCACACATTCTCCGTCTTCTTCAGATTTACCGTGTATGTTAAGTTCCCGGAGCACGTGGATATCAGCGTGGTGCACTTCTCGTAAATATCCCGCAAGCTTTTCTCGACCTCTTTGGCCTTCTCGACTGCCTTGCAAAATCCCTCCAATATGTCTTTATTTGATTTGGGCGTGAAGATTTCAGTCCGAAAATTATCACAGATATTATCTTCCGCATTTCTTAGGATATAATGACTCTTTTTCTTGCGGCTATACTCATATTCAGGGCCATGATCATGAGAGCCTGTAATGACCAGATAACCACAATCGGTCTCAATAACTATTCTGTAACTATTATAGTCCAGTGCCTTATTATATTCTCCATAAATACCCAAAATTGTTGTTCCCAGACAGTCTTTTACGCTTTCTTGGATCTGTCCATTAGGGCCAAAATAGTTCTTTCCCATTATTCCCCCTTATTTATGCAGCTTAGCTCCACATGAAGCTTGCGGATCAGGCAAGTCAATGGGGAACTCGGACTCCTCGTATGTTTCGATGAGTGTCGCCCAAAGCTCAAATTCATCGCCTTCTGGAGTTTCAGGCTCAGCATCAAGCAATTCGTCGAGCCGAGCAAGTGCCGCCTCGTAATCAGCTTCAGTTTTGAGTACTTTGGGGCGCATCATATCTCCTTTCGATTGCTTCTGAAAACTCGCGATAGCCCAATCTGCATATCAGGAATCTCTCCATCAACTCATCCGGCTTCGGTTTATGCCCACGCCACTCGATGGCACTTGTCACATGCTGTCAGATGGTATTTTAAGCGTTTGGATACATCTGTCCTGTTTACCTCTTCAGATGGATCAGCAGCCCCTCTCGTTCGCTTCCAGGGTAGTTTCATGGCTGTCACCCCTCAATGCTGCTGTGCCATTCGTGTGGCAATCATGAACGGTTATGCCATCGCCTTCGATCTTGACAAGACATTCTATCTCGATGTCCTGCATCTTGAAGATTTCCGTCAGATTCAATAACGCCTTCGATACGTTGTTGATCGCATCTATGGCTCGACCATCAAACTTCACTGCGTTGAACTCGCAATTCTCTATCTTCATCATTCCTCCTCGAATAGGGCGAGGGCAGACCCAACATCTTCCCACATATCCCTGGCACTTTCTGCGTTACGCGCCTCTTTTAGTATTTCAACTATCGGCTCCAGCTTCGCGGAGATTAACGGCGCGGCTATTCCGATTCGATCTACCGGATACAATCCGTTCGTTGCAAGCAACTGGTCAATCTCTTTCGCTATCTTCATCTCACTCCTTCACTTGCAACGAAAGTCTCCTTATGTTGCGAGCTTGGATTGTCCTTCACCCATTGCTTGCCCTCCTCAGTTGGTGCGTACCATCCAGTTCTCCAAGAGTTGGCAAGCCCTCGACGCACGAGGGCACGGGAAGCGCTAAGCCAGGGCGCTCGTCCGTGTGCTGCTACTTGCGTATGGCCTCGCGCCACCAAGTATCGCAACATCTGCTCCTGTGTCGGTGATCCTGGCTCCCTCATCCCGTCATCCTCCTTGGGTTCATTCTACTTTGCCCGTCGATGAAACCATAGCCGCTTGTGATCAATCTTGCGACGTTTATGGTCAGTGTGACCTCAAACTCTCCATCACCCCTATTGTGAGTCTCTCAGTCCCGTACCATTGCACGTCGGGCATAGAACGAAGTGATACCCTAGTTCGTCCGCTGGTCCGCTTTCATCAGCCATAAGCCACAAGTCATGCCACGGGCCAACGTCATCGTTTGGTTTGTCTGCGTTGATAGGAACCCATCCGGTCCCTTCACATAAACCCAAACACATGGTTTCCGGATCTGGATGAGGAATTCCCATAGCGGCGTAACGATCTGAAGTTTCGATACTCATTGCTCCTCCTTTTTGCATCTATAACTGCTATTGCGCTCTCATTATAACATAACGATGGGATGAATACTAGAGGAGAATATAGGGAATTCTAATAGAAAAATCCTGGGAGAGGTCGTGATATTTGTGGGGGCGCTCACTCACGGCGGATTTGCTCCCTGTTTTACCTGGGGTAGGCTTGCTTATATTAAAATGTGCTTGCACGGGATCAGTAAAGGGCATTTTCTGATGTGTTATCTGGCCTTATCTAGCCTTGTTTGCGAGATCTGCAAAACTGCGTTCTTGGCGAGAATCCGGTCCACCTTTCAAGAATGAAATCGCCCTAACACCCTTGTCCACTGCGTTTGAGACTCTTGGCAGCATATTGATAAGCTCGTCAGAGCGTATGTTAGTGAGGTCCCGTGTTGCTAGTTCAACTACAATCTCATCGGCAATGGCAGACAGATCAGAAGTTATAGTTTCTACTATCTTTAAAGAATCTATATTAGCTTCTGCTTGACGGTTAACTGCTAGAAGTCTCGTTGCCTCCGCTGCCGCACTCCAAAACTCCCGCCTCTTACGAACCCATTCTCCCTCGGTCGAATGCCTGTGACAAGACCTCTCCGATACATTATACATTGAAGCAATCTCGCTCAGTGTTTTAGGTTGTTTACTCTGCACATACTCGCGCTCGGCTTCAGTCCAATTGATCTTTGTTGCCATTATTTCTCCTATATTTTGTCAGCTTTTAGTCAATCTTTGTCAAGTTATAGCTTGTTTTAGCTAGTTATCAGCTTGCGTCTGTCCCGTTGTATTGGTGCCGGGTGTCCCAGTTGTTTGGTAACTGTTGTCACTTGTATTGCGCTTGTCGATGTGTATAGTAAGGATATCAAAGATCGGAGGTAGGTGGCAAAAATGATAGTCTACAAAACAATTGGAGAAGCAGTGAGGGCAGCAAGAAGGGCGGCTGTACGATCGGGTGGCTTATGGTACATCTGTAACGCCCCATTTGAAGATGGCTATATTGTAGTTGCACAAGGGCAGGAATTCGGGCTATACCCTCTCAAAGGTGTGAGGGCATGACACAAAATGAATTTGTCGCAATATGTATAAGCAAAACAATCGATCCGGCACTAGCATTAGAGAGCGAGATAGTGCGTGCTGCAATTACACAAGGCATTGATGCAGTACAAATAGCGCTAGACGAAGAGTTCTAACTCGTCTAAAAGGAGGTTAAAATGAAAGATCATAGATTCTACGGAGCAGAGACATATTACGAAAATGGGGACACTGGTAGCAGGCGACTATATACAGTCTACGAAGAAAACAACAGAGGGCAAGTGTCGGACCTCAATGCAGACGGCGAACCTATTATAACCCTAGATGACCTAGATGATTTTATTTGGGCTCTGTATATGGATCAAGTATACGATGCCGAAACAAGGGTAAAACTATTAGAACAAGCTGAAGATCTGAGGGGATAAGCCAGAATAAAGTAGGAGGAACAATGCAATATAAGTATACGCGCGAGCAAGCAGAGTTACACGTTACAGATGCAATAGCAGCCTTTGGATTAAATGAGGCTAGAGGGCCGTTATCATATCGCAAGGGGCATTGTCGAGCGGGTGGACTTGTAGCGTTTAGTTTTGTGCAATCCCCCAGCAAACGGCGCGATGGAACGTATGGATATGCACGTATACGGTATGCGGCAACAATGCAAACGATATATGAAAGGGCACAAATGAAAGGGCTTGAGATCGAAGCGCTTATCAATCAGGTGAAGTCAAACTGTGCGAACGGACGCTTTCTGTACGAAGGAATGACGACGGCAGAAATAGCAGCGCACAACAGATATCTGATGTTCGGAGAAAATGACAAGGCGTTTAACGAGCCGGAGTTCAGGGCAGTGACTGAATAATGAAAGAGACAAGCACAAAGGTTGAACTGCTCGTCAACGGTTGCGCCGTATGGTGCAGTGAAGTGAAAGAGCCCACACCGACAACCGAGAAGGTTATCCGCGACGCCGAAGACACGCTCTCGTGCTTCGAGGTAATCCGCAGCTTGAAGCAAGAAGCATTTGCGGTCCTATCTCTCAATGGTGCGAACAAGCCAAATAGTCCGGCAAGAATTGTAACTCTTGGGCTTCTGGATAGTAACCAAGTTCACCCGCGAGAAGTGTTTGCAGATGTGATAGTTGACCGAGCGGCCGCAATCATCCTCGCGCATAATCATCCTTCTGGTAGGCTGGAAGCAAGCCCGGAGGATATAGCAATGACGAAACGACTTGTAAAGGCTGGGGAGATTCTCGGAATCCGAGTGCTGGACCACATTATCTTGGCGCCAAATGGCAAACACCTATCAATGAAGGCGAATGGGTTGATGTAGGATGCAGGCTACTATGAAGGGAGCTGATGAAAGCATGACAGACAAGACAGCGAAGAAAGTGGAGAAGCTAGTCCAGGCGGAGCGCGAGATCAGTATCAACGACTGCACGCACTGCGTAGCCATACCAGGCCAAAATCAGGCTATCAACATCGTTCACCCGTTCACCGGGCGAATGATATATGGTGAGAAGACTGTCGCGGAATGCATTGAAGAGAATCCCGGTGCCGTAGTCATGACCCTTGACGAGTTATGCAAACAGATTGCAGAGCGACAGCATACGCCCATCGCATGGGATGAGACTACCGAGGAGGAATACGACTACGGTTTGAATGTACTCCCCCCGGCAATATGGGTGCGAGATGGGTTCATGGTCGGCGAACCATATGACCACGACGCAAGTAACGGACAACCACGATTTCAGGCATTCAGACAGCGTGAAGGAGTGTACGAGAAAGCAAATCGACCAATGACTCGTGCTGAGTTCCGGCAGGAGTTGGGCGTTAAGAAAGAATAGCATTACCTTTCGGAGGAGGGAACAATGGAAGAACGACGTTACCCGTCATGCTGTACCAGTTATTACTGTGGCAAGTTTGGGGACAAGTGTATCGGATGTTCAGAGCTGCCCACGTTACAACGGTTCAAACAATGGTGTGAAGATCACAAAGCTATACAACCCGACCCAATATGGTGCCCTGGCCTATATCGGGCTACCATTTAGCCCCACCTTGAGCCCCTATGCTGCAGCTGTGGTGTAGGAGCTTGCAGAGTATCTAAGAGCAAGAGAGGTCAAGTATGAACACCACGAAGAGAAGCTGTAAGTACTGGGACGTGTGTGGAAGCAACGACAATTGTGCCCGTTGTGATGGATACCAGAAGAAGAAGAAGAAGAAAGCCAAGTGAGTGTATCCAATTTCCTCCTTGGAGGTTGACGTCCTCCGGGGGGAATCAGAGATCGAAAAGGGGGTGACAGAATGCCTTATTATATGTTTGGAGACAGAAGCCAACCAGAATACTTGCAAGGAGTTCGCATTGCTTGTGCCGTTGTGATTGAATCACGCAACGGCACAGAGCGCGAGATTGCTTGCTTTGATACGTTATCACAGGCAAAGCAATTCGCCAATAAGCTAGCAGCTAGGTTCACGGATCGTTCATTTTATGCCAAGAAGTAATAGGTAGCGATAGAATGCCATATAATATAGACTATGCTAGACTATGAAGTGGCCGACATAGTTGATGACCAATAGCTGAGCCTGAGTCGAGTCTGAGCCTAGGCGAAATAGGCGAAATAGGCGAAATAGGATCGTGGGCGAATTCGATCACTTCCCGACAAAATATCGAATACGAGACGGGCATCTTCCCGACCACTGCCCTATATACGGGCGAAATCAAGCAAGAGAATGGCTGAAAGCTAACATCTTCAGCGAAATCGAGCCACTTGTAACATTGGAACAATTACGAAAGTGGAAAACTAACAGTAACGGCGAATTAGCCAAGGCGCTTAATATGCTTCAATTATCACAGATAGAGAGGTGAAATGTAAGAAATACTGGTTGATATTTCTTACATAGGAAATGCTGAAAATACTGCAACTATACACGATGTGTCTACTTATGCGATTCCCAACATCTGTGAACCTAACTAGGCGAAATCTTCAAAGAACATGAAAGCTATAGACACCGGCGAAAAAGTGTGATATAGTGGATTATCTGAAGGAGGTTAGCATGACCCGCAAACAGACAATGACTAAGATCCAACAGCGACTAGATGGAGCATTCCCGAATACTAGATTCCTTCTAGTCTTGAAACACGCTGAAAAATGGCGGGATGATATAGAAATTCATTGGACTAATGGGCCAAAGTGGTATGATGTGATCGATGAAGCACAACTTGCCATTTGCCCGATGGAAATAGAAATACCAAGGCTCTGTCTTGTACCAAAGAGAGTTGAGGCATGAATAATTTGCACATTAAGGAGGTAAGACGATGAATAATCTATTTGGTTTTCTCAACATGGCGTGCAATTATGAGGAACGGGTTGTTGGAAGGTATGATGACGAAGACGACATTCGTTTTTACATATCTACTGCCGCCGTTTCTGATAGCGCCGATCCGTTTGAGACGGCAGTTGCACATCCAAGATACAATGATGGAGAGCTGATCATTGTTGAAACGTATGCGTCGAAAGAATTGGCTGCGGCAGGACATGAAGAGTGGGTGGCCAAGATGACGGCTTCCGACTTGCCAAAAGAACTGATCGATGTCAGTACGTACTGTGCGGCTAACCTATACGTGGAGACGGGTGGAAACATGTGTTTCCCTCTTCAGGATGAATCATAGAACTAAGGAGGCAAAGAATGAATTGGAGATGTAGTTCTCTCATCTGGCATATGCGCTATGCCTGAAGGCGCTATCAATGGAAGCGTACCGGTCGGCCCATGGTTCATTATGATGGCTTCCGCTGTGGTTGCTGTGGGCGGGGATACAACATCCCTTTTGAAATTCCATTATATGAGAGCGTTGATAAATGGTGGGATACTTGGGGGCTATGCCCAGAAGGGACTGGCTGTGCCGAAAAAACGGTAGAGGAACGATATGAGAAATGATAGGAGGTCAGCATGAAACACAACGTAACGCACCAAGATATGGGGAGAAACTATTTCTCATATGAGGGATTGAATGCGCTGTATGATTGGTTGATCGAATTTGAGGACGATTGCAACAAAGAACTTGACGTTCTCGAACTCTATTGTTATTACAGTGAATACACGTCAGCGCTTGAGGCCGCGAAAGAGTACGGATATGAACCAGAATTGGGTGACTGTGAAATATACGGAGACGAAGATTGCGACGAAACAGAAGAAAGTGCCCTTGAATGGCTTCGAGATCAAACTAGCGTTATTGAATTTGACGGTGGAGTGATTATCAAAAATTTCTAAAAAATAATACAGCGCGAAAGCGCCTAACCTCCGAACACTGCCCGTCGGCGTGAAACACCGTCGGCGGGTAGTAAGAGCATCATACAATAGGCGAAACATGACAACATGTGACAACATTGGAGGGCAACAAAATATTTTCTAAATATTATGAGCGAAATGGTGGGTGAAATGGCAGAAATAGGCAAATTTTCGACACCTATATTATACCATATTTGGTTGTCTGGGTCCAGCTAAAAGAAGAAGTTGTTGAGGTTGCCATTGGATGAAAAATCAGTTATACTGTCTCGAAGGAGGGCAAAATGCTGACAGCAGAGATTAAGATCAATGGTAGACCTATCGCGCTGATTGAGGCCAAGAATGTTAAGACTCTCTCGGATAAGATGGGGGACTTCATTGGAGATCGAGCGACGGTCTGTGAGTATAAATGCCGCGTACTCGAACAGACATGCATTACATGGCAACCTAAAGAACGCATGGTTACAGTAATCCATGATAGACGCTTTGGTTGGCAAGGATTAGTGAATAAGATAACCAGCGAAATCATGCCAATTGTAGTTGAAACTGTGAATGCAGAGGAGTACGAGAGATTGAAGCAACATCGCCACTCTGAAAAGGAGGTATGATGCTAGGATACTGGTTTGCAAAAGAGGATGGGCGAACAGAACACCTCAAGCATCCCGCGGTAGTCGGGAAAACGGA